TGCCGTACTTTACCGGTACAGACACTGTTTCTCAGACTGACTTAACGTCAGTCGGTCGCGATATTCTGGCCAAAACAAGCGTTCTTGCTGTTATCCAATACCTTGGTTTAAGAGAACTCGGTACCAGTGGTGAAAAGATCCCCCTGTTGAGCACGGCTAACACATGGAGTGCGCGCCAGATTTTCAACGGAGGGATCACCGGGGCACTGACAGGGAACGCCGACACCGCGACGAAATTGAAAACAGCACGCACTATTGGCGGTGTGGCATTTGATGGTACTGCGAATATTAATTTACCTGGTGTTAACGTTGCGGGTAATCAGAATACATCCGGTAACGCGGCTACAGCGACCAAGTTGCAGACAGCATGTACTATCAACGGCGTCTCGTTTGATGGTTCTAAAAATATTGAGCTAACGGCGGAAGATTTAAATCTACAGGAATTTATTAATAAAGCAAATAATGCCGTTCAGCGTTCAGGCGATATCTTGTCCGGCGGACTTACTTTTGAAAACGACTCAATCCTTGCCTGGATTCGAAATACTGACTGGGCAAAGATTGGATTTAAAAATGATGCCGACAGCGACACAGATTCATACATGTGGTTTGAAACAGGCGACAACGGCAATGAATATTTCAAATGGAGAAGCAAACAAAGCACCACAACAAAAGACCTGATGAATCTTAAATGGGATGCTTTGTCTGTTCTTGTTAAAGCCCTTTTCAGCAGTGAAGTAAAAATATCGACAGTCAATGCACTGAGGATATTTAATTCATCTTTTGGTGCCATTTTTCGCCGTTCTGAAGAATGCCTGCATATCATCCCTACACGAGAGAATGAGGGGGAAAATGGTGATATAGGGCCACTACGTCCCTTTACGCTTAATCTCAGAACTGGCCGCATAACTATGGGGCATGGTCTGGATGTTACAGGAGATATAACAACTAACGCCTGGGTGTATGCAAACAGGTTTGCTATTAATAGTGGCTCAACCTCATGGATTGATATGCGAAACCAGAATGTCATTTTTGGTAGAAACGCAGTATCAACAAGTTCTGCGCAGGCTTTGTTAAGACAAGACCATGCAGAACGCAAATTTTTTGTCGGTGGACTTGGTAACTACCAGTTTGGTTTTTACATGATTAATAACTCAAGGACAGCCAATGGCACCGATGGTCAGGCGTACATGGATAATAACGGTAACTGGCTTTGTGGCTCGCAAGTTATTCCTGGCAACTATGGCAATTTTGATTCCAGATATGTGAGAGATGTTCGCCTGGGTACGCGAGTTGTTCAATTGATGGCGCGTGGTGGTCGTTATGAAAAAGCCGGACACGCAATTACCGGATTAAGAATCATTGGTGAAGTAGATGGCGATGATGAAGCCATCTTCAGGCCAATACAAAAATACATCAATGGCACATGGTATAACGTCGCACAGGTGTAAATGATGCAGCATTTAAAAAATATTAAGTCTGGAAATCCTAAAACGAAAGAACAATATCAGCTAACAAAGAATTTTGATGTTATCTGGTTATGGTCCGAAGACGATAAAAACTGGTATGAGGAAGTGAAAAACTTTCAGCCAGACACAATAAAGATTGTTTACGATGCAAATAATATTATTGTCGCCATCACTAAAGATGCCTCCACGCTTAACCCTGAAGGTTTTAGCGTCGTTGAGGTTCCTGATATTACAGCCAACCGCCGCGCTGATGATTCAGGAAAGTGGATGTTTAAGGATGGAGCTGTAGTTAAACGGATTTATACGGCAGACGAACAGCAACAACAGGCCGAATCACAAAAGGCCGCATTGCTTTCCGAAGCTGAATCAGTCATCCAGCCGCTGGAACGCGCTGTCAGGCTGAATATGGCAACAGACGAGGAACGCACACGACTGGAAGCATGGGAACGCTACAGTGTTCTGGTCAGCCGTGTGGATACGGCAAATCCTGAATGGCCACAAAAGCCTGAATAAAAATTAAGGCCCGCTATCGGGCCTTGTCTCATTCAGGTTGTTCGGGAAATGTTACTGGCAGGCTGGAGGTGTCTGTAGATTCGACTTTCTGCGCATAGAGCATCCACTCAGTTAATTTTTGTTTATTCTCGTCGGAAATGATGCCCAGCCGTAGCTGTGAGTCCCATAGCTGGGTTTTATCCCTGACAAGTTGCAACAGGCTTTGTTTTTCATTCTCTGCCTGCTGCCTTTGTTCCTCCTCGGTATAAGTTCGCTTTATCACTACGCCATCTTTGAACATCCATTTACCCGAAATATCAGCCCGGCGATTTGCTGTAATATCAGGAACCTCAACGACGCTTGCGCCTTCTGGATTAATTGCTGAAACATCCTTTTCAATACAAATAATAACGTCGTTGTGGTCATAGACCATTTTCAACGTATCAGGCTGAAAGTTCTTTTGTTCCTCATACCAGTTTTTCCCATCCTCTGTATAAAGCCATTTGATGTTAAATTGTTTCGTTAGCTGGTATTGCTCTTTTGTTTTAGGGTTGCCAGCAGTAATGTTTTTTAAGTGCATCATCGTTAAATACTCCCCGCGTTATACCACGTCCCATTAATGCAATACTGAATTGGCCTTGCCTGAGTTGTATCAATTAATTCATCACGGTTTCCGTTAACTGAACCTGTAACGACATAACCTGACCTGTCAGACCAGCCGGGACCATTCCATGTCTGAACAGATGACAGACCGCCCAGGCGAATACCTGTAATAAACCTTGAGTTACATTCTGCCTGCGTATATGCACCAACATCCCCCGCAGAGGGTTTGCGGGTTGTGGTGTAAAACTCTGACCAGTTAGCTTCAAAGCCATAACCATCACGCGCTGAACGATAAAAGATACCGCCGTTCTTATAATTCACGCGGAACTGTACAGCAGGGCAACTCCCCGCATTCATATTGAAGTGGAGGATTAATGTCGATGCGCCACTGATATCTGCATCATAAACGCCGCTATTCCAGTTCCAGCCAACAGCTTTATCATTTGCAACCCTGCTTCCTGTTTGCCCTAAAGCAAATGCAGGCTGCTGGTTTTTCGTGTTGTAGTCTCTTCGCCAGCCAGGAGCATAAGCATCACCATGATTAATATAAGTGAATTGAGCGTTAGTAATTCCGCCACCGCTGGACGTGCTCGGCGTAGTAACGCGTATGGTCATTGCGCCGCGAGTGCCAATAACTTCCACCACAGCACCTGCAAGACAAATATTTCCGCAACCTGTATCTGTAATGACCTTATTATTTGCATAAGCCCATGAGCCTTTGCACATCCAGTAAGGATGGTTAAATGCTCCCTGACTCTCCAGCCACGAAATAAATTGCGCGGTTGTCCAGACCTGACTATCGCCACCAATATTCAGCCATGCGCTATATGCGCGGCAGGCACCAATATTTTTGGTGAAGGTATCTTTTCCCGGAATATCTGCGCCGTTCTGGTTTTTCTGTAATGCTCCTGCGGCTAATTCTACAGTTTGCTCAAGATTTAAATCTGCCGCCGTTAGCTCAATATTTTTAGAACCGTCAAACGAGACACCGTTGATAGTACACGCCGTCTGCAATTTGGTCGCTGTAGCCGCATTACCAGAGGTGTCCTGATTCCCTTTGGTATTAACGCCGGGAACGGAATCTTTTGACGTATAGATCTGTGCCCATTCGGACCATGCCGCAGCAGTGCTATCTCTTTTGGATCGAATGAAAGCTGGTGCATGAGCGCCATTTGTGCCACTCCAGCCAATGAGCAACTCGCCTTCACCAGTGGATGCAGCTCCCTTCAGGTGAAGTACATTCCCGTAAGTCGTCGGATAACCATTGTTGTATGCCTCATACATCTGCAATCCAGTAGCAGCACCTTGCGTTGTACCGGTAAGCGCAGTAACGCGTCCTCTAGACGTAATTGTTGGTATCGAAATGTTCGTAGAACCATCGAATCTGACGCCATTAATGTTTATGGCTGTTTTTAATTTCGTCGCGGTGTCGGCGTTCCCTGTCAGCGCCCCGGTGATCCCGCCGTTAAAAGTCTGGCGCGCACTCCATGTGTTAGCCGTGCTCAACAGGGGGATCTTTTCACCGCTGGTACCGAGTTCTCTTAAACCAAGGTATTGGATAACAGCAAGAACGCTTGTTTTGGCCAGAATATCGCGACCGACTGACGTTAAGTCAGTCTGAGAAACAGTGTCTGTACCGGTAAAGTACGGCAATTTATTTGCGCCTGTCGCAAGACCAGCAAGCGCGGTTAAAGTTGCATCAAGTGGCTGTTTCCCTGCCAGCGCATTTGTCATTGTTGTCGCAAAGTTCGGGTCATTGCCCAGTGCTGCTGCAAGCTCATTCAGGGTATCAAGAGCTTCAGGTGATGAGCCGACCAGTGCGGATATGGCAGCTCTTACATAAGCGGTCGTAGCAATCTGCGTGTTATTCGTACCCTGTGCAGCGGTAGGCGCAGTAGGTATTCCCGTTAATGCAGGACTTGCTAAAGGCGCTTTAAGGGCCAGAGCATTGTTGACAGTTGTGCTGAAATTCGGGTCGTTATTGATCGCAGCAGCTATTTCTTTAAGTGTATCCAGTGTGCCAGGTGCACCGTTGATAAGTGCAGTTATAGCTGCCTTAACAAAGGCTGTATTTGCTATCTGCGTGCTGTTTGTACCTTGCGCTGCCGTCGGCGCGCTTGGCGTTCCTGTCAGACTCGGGCTTTCTATTGGCGCTTTGGTATCAGCAAGATCTTTTACAGACTTAACGGCTTTAGGGGTAGCCGCCATTGTTTCGCTGTCGCTGTTAGTTTCGCTACTGAGCTGAACTAATCCCTTTTGCGTTGTGCTTGCATCCTGCGCCGTATACTTGCTTTTCGCCAGATCGTAGGCTTTTTTAACTGCCAGCGAACTTGCAGCAACATCACTTCTGCTACTGGTTACAGAGTCTGAAATATCAATGCCGATCGTGCGGTTAATACGCTCGGATGTATCAATCATCTCCTGGGTAATGGCTGATACGCCAGCAGGGATATTCACCGTACAAACAAGCAGCTCTCCATCTCCTAACTGATATGAATCGGTATAGGTTCTGGCAACAAATTCAGCCGCATGAATATGTGACGCGGTATTCACCTGATAGGTATCTTCTCCAAGGAGGTATCTTCCCTTCAGCACAATTGCATATTTCTTGCCTGCACTAAGTGCAAGAGAAATATCCTTACGTTGCTGAATAGTTACCTGGTAGAATTCACCAATATCCACCGACGCCGCGCCTGCGGTTTTATCACCATCCACTGAGGTGATTAACAGGTTCATCCCACCGCCAGGCTTAGGTAAGAAACCGGCATAAAATCCCGGGTCAACAATCCCCCTGAATTTTCGGTTTAGCGCGGCTGACAGATATGGTTCGTGGTATTGCACATCAGCCACCAGAGCCAACGACTCGGGTGATGGGTAAGTAACTGATGTAACAACTGTAACGTCATTCATCAAGCATATCCTTATGCTGTTGTCGTGTTTATGGCCATAACTGCGGTATATGTTTTGCCCACATACAACGAGTCTTCCTGGACACAAATAATGGCGATTGGCTTGTTCTCGTTATCCAGAACAACCAGAGTGTTGAATGGGTAGTTTTTCCCTTCCTGCAACTGGCTTTGATCAAGGTCCATTCGGACAGTAATTATCCCGCCTGAGTAGGTTGGGACGAGGTTGATGGTGCAAAATTGACTGGTCAGTTCTGCCAGATCGAAAGCCTTTGGCAGTTCTCCAATCTCATAAGTGCCATCTCCTTTCTTAGTAACCAGTGAACTGGTACCGAAAACGGCCTTGCTGATTAAAAATCGAGAGCCTTTGTTAATGGACGATTCAGCGCGCCGCTGATAGTAATAGTCCAACAACTGACTCTTATAGAGGTTTGTTGAGACGTCAGACATGATTTTCCCTAATCAATGTTGTGAAGCCTCATTGTAAGAGAAGTAACTTGTCACCCCGCCCTGCGGACGGGGTGATTGTCAGGCGTCGCTATCCAGCAACAAATCATCTGCGCGTGTGCGATCAAACGTAGGTGTCGCTTTCACAATAGTGCCACCAGGCGTTGCGGTGATCGGGGCGCTAATCGACGTAACTCCAGTAAGCGAAGTTGTATCCGAAGTTTCAAACCAGCAGAATGCTTTTTCGGTATCAGAAATCTCGTTCAAAGTGATCATGTCGGCCTGTTCATTTACAACAACCGACAAATAGAGCGTAAGCCCATCAAACACTATATGCAGTGGCAGTAGAGGCTTTACGAACTGATTAAACTTTCTGAGAATTTCTTCTGTAATTGCGGACTGATCTATCGTGCCAGTAATCCCCATTGTCCGGGCCAGGTCGTTTATGGGAATACTGATCATCCCTCTGGAAGTCAGAAACATCTCGCCGAATGTGCCGCCGGTAGTCTCCAGTGTGCTTTCTGGTATTAGAACCGTGCCATAGGGATGACGCTCAAGGTCCACCGGTGCATATATCGGATCCCATAAAACAGAAATACCGTTAAATTCGCGGTAAATTGTCTGGTTTATAGGGCGTTCAGTCCCCTTAAAGTGAATCTCATCAAGACGCTGTTGTAACAACATCGGAACGGAAGATGAGTTCGACGTTCTGATAGTAAAGAACTGGCCAAGTTCATTTGTCCTGGTCTCCAGATCCTCCTTGCTCATGGAAAAAATAGACTTTCGGTTGGTAATTCGCTCCAACCATGGGTCAACAAAGGTATCCATCATTGACTGAACCAAATCAGCCAATGATTTATAGAGCAATGACTTTTGCTTAGCTGATGTAAGCCGGTTATTAAACCAGGAACGCTGCATCACTCCTCCTCATACGAAATATTAAAGGTGGAGTTTTCTGTATCCAGATAAACGAAATCGTAAAAGCCGTTGGACTCATTCCACTCGACAAATTCCAGATAAAAGTCGCGGAAATAACCCAGCGTTTCGATAAATGCCCAAACGTCTTTTTTCTTGATTAGGATGTACTTGCCGACACGGTTCGGATCAAAGAAAGTTGAGTCACGCCCAAATTTTGTTTCCAGTGCCGACTTCAGCTCATCAGTCACGTTCTCAATGGTCAGGCTTGCCGATATCCGCCCGGTGATGGTGATCTTAAAGGGTAGTTTTCTGACCTCTTTATACGAGAATTTCTTGTTCAACTCATTCGGCACCTTCTTAAAGGCAGCCAAGATCATTTCTTCAAGCTCTGACTGGCTTTTGTTTGGATGCCATCCTGAAATAAATATCTTATTGATATTCTGAACATTATAAGCACCATCTAATTTTTCTTGCTGACCCTCGCCCCATGCCTTTACCCAGGACAGTCCCGGGATGTTACGCACCAGAAAATACGTATAGTCCCCGCCCCATACGACCTGATCATCATAGGCAAGGTAATATTGTGCACGGTTACGTGTGATCTCCGTTGTTTCGGCATCGGTACCTGCGGTTATAGGTGTCGTTGTCTTAACTGAAATCAAATTAGCTAAATTAGCCGCAGAATCGACAGGCGTCAGGTTTTGGCCAGCAACCAGGGTTATATCGCCGTTGGTGCACCATACCTTAAGCGTAATTGTCGAGCCTTCTGGCGGTATTTGCCCAATTAGCCCATCGCCGAATCGAACCCCCAACTGCTCGGATGGTTTATAAAACTCAACGTAGACCTGGCTTTTACTACCGGCTAACCGGAACATAGTGCTGGAAGACCACTGCGTGGTCTTACCATCGGTCGTCACGAATACTTCCAGCTTATAGCAGACAGCAGTGAGAGCCTTTGATAACACGACTTCCAGAAATTCTTTGGCTGCCGTAACGGTATATGTCACCTCCTGGATTTCCAACTGTGCCACTTCTACCGTACCGGTGCCGTCAACCAACCTGCATACATCCATAGTCATGTAAGGGTACTGGTCGTCAGATATTAAAGGCATGTTTTTGGGGATTACCGCTGGGGCATCTTCACTTGTGGCGGTGATCTCAATCATCCCCGATGACGGTGTTGGCTTGGTACCAACGTAACTATTCGTTTCTGCCGCTGCCAGGATAGAGGAACGCCGCGTCGCGGTCGATATAAAGCCTTCAGCCAGCGCCGCATCGGCATACTGAAAGCACCTGTAGACAATCTGGGTAATAAACAATGTCAGCATCGAGACAAATTGAGAGCCGACAAACTTCGACCAGAATGAATCTTTCTCGACAAGCTCTTCAAACTCTGCACGAATACTGTCTTTAGTCGGTGTTGTTTTACTCATAGCACCACGTCCTGTGTGATAGTTATATCCCTGATACGAATGGATATTTTCAACTTATCAAAAGCATCTCCCTCGGCTACTGACAAGCCAGAAATCGGTATGTCAGGTAAATCTACCGTCAGTTTTTGCAACAGCATTGCCTCAACCGCAATTTGAACATGCGACAAGTTGGTCGGTTCGTGTTTAAACTGCGGTAAAACATTGCCCCATGACGGATCTCCGTATACCTCACCCTGATAAGTGTTTAGCCACTCATATAAACGAGCGCCCCAGGCCTCCTCCTGGGACTCATACGTTTTTACGCCGGATAACTCCAGCGTCAGTAAAGGATCAATTTCATTATTGTTGGCCATCAATCAACTCTCGCGTAGTCATTCATCAACGGATCATCAATTGACAGTGGCACCGTGCGCATAACGCCCGGTTGAGGCGTGCTGACCTTTACGACAGTTCCCTGGCCTTTCGCCGAGTCTTTAGTGTGCTCTTCAATCCTGGCAAGCAATGAGGTCATCTGCGCAAACAGCCGCTTCGTTTCACCATCAAGTGAAACGGTATTATCAGCCAACTGCATTGTCGGCTTGGCACCGGAGCCGCCAAGGTCACTAATAACCTGTCCGTCTATCTGCATACGACCGGTTGGTTGCTGCAAATCGTTGGCGGCAGTCGTCACCTGGGACGTGGAGGCTGGTTCAGGCACATTATTTTTCCGCATCCCCGGCGAGTTGCGGAGTTTATCGAATAGTCCATCAATCCCCATTTGTGCGCCGAGTTGGTCAAAGTAACTTGAGTTGCTGGCCACCGGACGCGCCTCTTCGACTGGCATCGGAGTATCAACATACACATTGCCAGCTGCTGTTGCGGTCCCCTTCCCTCGTGCACGTTCTTCGAGCGTTCCCTGAACGACTTCCCGACGCATACCCCGGCCATTCATGAATTTGTTGACCAGATCGTTAACACCAACAGCATTGCCAATTTTGTCTACCAGACCGCCTTTCTCAAACGGGCTATCACCAGGGGTAAACGCCAGGCCAGTAGACTGATCGATAACAGCGTTATCAGGTATCTTTTCGTGAATTGCTGGTGCGCTATGATCTACCTTAGAGCCATAAACGGCACCATTATTGAGCATCTGCTGATACCCTCTGACACGAGTAACATATTCGCCGGTACCGGCGACTACTCTCCCCTTATCAACATGCCCCATACCAGCATGATAGGCAGCTATTGCACGACCCTGATCACCGTTATAACGGTTCATCAGGATACTTAGGTATCTGGCGGCACCATCAGCTGCTTTTCGTGTATCCATGGCATCAGCATCGCTGAGTCCAAGATCCTCCCTTGTACCTTTAGTGATCTGAAAAGCCCCAAGGGCAGATGAAAGTTTGTTCCCGTTTTTGTCTACTGGATTTCCAGTTCTCTGGCCTGCACTAGACTCTGCGGAAGCAACTGCTGACAGAATCCCTTTTTCAAGCCCATACTTACGTTCAAGCTCATCAAAATAATCGGCATTGTCAGAAATCCATTGGTATCCGGCAGCATTTAATTTTGGCAAAGAAACATCCTTGCCATTGTTAAATCGACGTTTATCTATCTCATATGCACTTAATGCTTCCTCCTTACCTGTAGCAGACTGGCCCAAGGCAGCATCAATTGTTTGTGCTGCTTTATTTCCTGTTTCTACGGCATTTGCATTGATAATCTGATTAGCAGTTTCTTTAACTGTTTTATTGCTATCTTTCGCCATATCCAGGGCCGCATTTATCACGCGGGCAGCAATATTAGTCTGTTTGGCATCGGATTCAGCTTTAGAATCAGATGTCCCCTGCTGGCTATTAACCGGAGCTTTTAACTCTGGAGTGATTTCTTTCGCATTAGCCTCGCCGATCGGATTGGGTATTTTTGATACAATCATTGCCGCAGGGGTATTTTTAACGGCATCAACCGCTGCATCTAATGCTTTACCTGGTAAATTTTTAACCCCATCCCAAATATTACTAGCTGCCTCTTTAATGTGTTTCCCTGGGTTCTTAATGAAATCAATTGCACTATCAATTGCATCACTGAAAACCTGTTTCAGGTTATCGACAGTAAAGAAGTCTTTGATGGCATCCAGCTTTTCAAGCAGCTTATTAGATGTATCGCTAAACCATGCTGAAACAGCATCACCAATCTTTGCTGTGTAATCATCGAACTTGGTAGAAATGGTGTCGCCAAGGTTAGAAATATATGTTTCTAAGTTGGTAATCCCACTATCAATGGCCTGGGCAATACTTTCCGTCGAAAATGATTGCAACATATTGCCGATATCCTCAAATCCAAGTGATTTGAGAACATCACCAATAGCACTGCTAATACCAGATACCAGTCCCCCCAAATCAAGAACATTGGCTAACGTATAAGCGGCTTTTTGCTGGAATGATGGATCTTGTCCTGATTTAAGCCCAAACGCTCGACGTTGCGCTTCTGTATCATTCCAACCGGTTACCGCATCATAAATACCTCCAGCCACTGTGCCGACTAGGGGAATTGCGCGTAACGCCCCTTTACCAACTGCCTTTAATCCAAGTTTACCTGCTGCCCGGGCAGCCAAATCTCCGCCTTCATGGGCGAGAGTCTTCTTGCCACCACCGCGTAGCATTCCTACAAGTTTCTTTGCCCCCAGAGCGCCAAAAGCGAGTGCTCCAGCTTTTTTCAGCATGCCACGCCCCATTAACAACGACGCGACGCCACCGGCCCCCTTCCCTAACAGGCTAAATAATTTGGACAGCAAGCCGCCCTTCTTTTTCCCGGTGTTTTTGGCTATCTGATCAAGGGCGCTGAGAATCTTGTCATTGCCCTCTTTAATTTCGCTGGTCTGATCCTGAAGTTCCTGAACCGTCCGTTTTTGGGTGTTAACCTGAACGACATCGGCACTATTTTGCGATTTACGCCTAAAAAAACCTTTTCTACGGCTGTTATCGTCATTGCCACGAATCACATCGGCAATAGACTTTCTGGCACCATTAAGCGATCCACCAACTTCTTTTGATATCCCGCCAAGCTCCTTCCCTGCGGCCCACAATGGACCAGCAACGGCATAACCTAACGCATCGACGGCGCGAGTCTCTGAAGGGTTACCTATGCCTTCAGCTACTTTTGACAGTTTTTTTAATAAACCTGATTCAGCATTTAGACGCTCATCATCCTCTTTGCGCCTGGCCTTTTCAGCACGTTCAGCACGGGCATCTTCCGCTGCGGCCTTACTCCCTGACTTTCCAATAAAACGACCACGCGCATCGCGTTGGTTTTGGCTTTTTTGCGCACCGCCTTTTTGACCGAACATTTCGCGAGCGTGTTCGGCTGCTTCGGTCCGTTGCGCCTTTACATCCTCTGGTATAGCCTTCCTGCGTCGTTTTTTACCATTTGGTGTGGTTGATTTGGCCCGCTGTTCCTGTTGAGCAACATCTTCCTGAACTACACGAGAAACGTCCCCTAAATTAAGCCGTTTCATTGCGTCAACAATAGGGTCTACTGATGGCGCTTTGGCCACAAAGTCAGGCCGGGAATTTTCGATTGTGTGATTTAATGCCGACACGCTGCGAGAGACAGGATCAACAGTAGCAACTCGCCCACCTTTCAAATCTTCAACAGCTTCCCGGATACCAGCAAGCTCTTCCAGCTCTTTTGCGCTGGCGGTTTCAACTGTCCTTATAACATCGTCAATGTTGGCGTTTTTTCTTTCCATGATCTTATCGCCTACCGTTTCGGTTTAAGTTTTTCTTCCAGTTTCTCCAACAGGAAAAACGCATAGGATTCAGTGAGCCTTTCAGCGTCCTGAATCGGTATACCCCCATACAAAACCAGGTTGGACACTAAGGTCTGATAGCTTTTCAATCCCCACCTGTGGAATGAAGTCGGTAGCCCGAAAGGGCACCCACAGACGGGTATACGCACCCTCTGTGGACTCCTTTTTATCCTGGTTTGGGCATTTATGCGGCGGGAGACGAAGACGCATTTCACCTTTATCGATGTAGCACGGTAAACCATGTTCGAGCTTTTCATGAGCCAGTCGGATGTGTGCCGCCAGCTTCATAAATTCAGTATCAATGGCCATCCGTTTAATCGTTTCATAACGACGCTCAGCCTGATCTTCACGAGTACCGCTAACATCGTTATAAAGCTCACACTGATAAGCGAATTCCCAAAAACGCAAATCAACGATCGCTTCTTTGAATTCCGCGTCGTCTTCAGGTGGCAATGCTGCACGGCGCATCTCCAGCATTTCCATTGCCCAACCATCAAGCGGCACGATACGCCATTGATAAGGCACTCCCTCTACAGACACCTCAATATCGTCAATGAAAGGTTCCACTTCCAGGACCTGGATATCTTCAGCCAGAGCATTCATATCGCAATCGTAATAATGCTCTTTACCGCAATGTTTACAGGTGTAGGTGAATGTCTCGACCGGTGTTTCACGGGAGCCGGTAAATATCCACCATAACGCGGTAATCCGGTCCTGCGCCGTCCATGTCAGGGGATCATGTTTCGCGGGTTCAGCCAGCAAGGCTTTTAAATATGCCGTTGTCTGTTGTTCTTGTTCCTCCGGTGTTATCGAGTTGAAACGCATCGCATCCGCAATATTTGGCTGACGGAACTGGATCAATTCAGTTGGCCGCGATGGTAGCGGGAAAAGGGGTAAAAGCATCCTTGCTCCTTAATTCAAAGAGAAAAACTAAAGCCCAGAAGGGAAGCCAAAGAACTTGAGGATTGGTTAAACGTGCTGTGCAATGCGAAGGTCATTGGGAATGACTTAAATTCCGTGACCTGATCCCGCGCATAGGTGACATCGCCGGTAGTAACCGGGAATACCGTCATCTCATTTTCCAGTTTGGTTAAACCGGAAGACAGCAACCGATAAATACGCACATTGAGCAAATATTTAGACGGTATGTTCACGGTGCCGTCAGGATTGATCACCCGACTTTTTGCCGTCTTAAACCAGTCCAAAACGAGGCCATCACCGGTATCCCTGACCATCATTGTTATCTGCCCAGGCGAACGCTCCGTTGGCTGAAGGATATTCCCTCCGCCGATTTTAATCGTTTCATATTCGATGCTGTAATCGTGGTAGGTAATGTCTTTGGCAAAGAAGTCTGCCCCCTCCAGCCCATCAACTTCGACAGAGAACTGCCATCCTTGCGCGAACAGCATTTTGTTCATGATGATTGACGTCAGCTTACCAACTTCCCGCTCACCAACGCCGGAGCCAAATAATGTCGTCGTTAATGCCGAAGATATATAAGACTTTACTGATGCAACATTAAGTCCCATATCAACGACCTCACTTCAACATGGATGAGAAAAGAACAATTCCCGGGATAATTGCCCTTGTTGCGCTCATTTTCTCTTCCAGATCCAGCTTTCGCTGATACAGCGTGTTCTCGTCGGATAAATTGCTGGCATCGAGTTTCCCCGCGATAGATATTCTTCGCAGGCGATCAGTGTTAGGTATCGCGATTAACACTTCCAGATAGTCAGAAAGTAACCCAATGATTTCAGGTGGCACTTCCCCATTATCCAGATCCATATCACGTAAATTAGCCAGATATGACACATTCAGCGGGTATACCGCTCGATGAGTATCTTCAAGCTCGATATTCCCATCGTAAACATCGGAGTAGACAAGATCGCCGGTGTGATCTGTAACCGATACGAGCGCAAGAAAATCAGCTGGGCAAGCAAGTGATTTACAGGTCTGATCAGTGAAGCGTATCCGCTTGATGTGCCCCGCCCTATCCTGGTAGGTTCCCAATGCTTTTCTTAGCAGGGATTCCAGTAAAGCAGGTTCATCCGCAATCAAAGGTGTGAAGCGGGATTTGACGTCTTCGAGTAATTGTCGTGGTGTCATTGAAACCTCGTAGAATCTGGTGTGTTAACCGATTCTACGAGTTGTCATTTGTTACCGGTCAGTCTACACATTTCAGATACTACGTTAAAACAACTCAAGTGCTTCAAGTAGCACATCGTCATCAACACCCAATCCGAAGATGCGGAGATAAAATTCAAGCCTTAAGAGGCTTTGTGTATGTTCGTGTAATCCAACCAGTAATAAACTCATCCCCTGATTTAACCTGCACGTAAAGCCATTGACGATCTTTCTTATCTAAAATAGCAACAATTGTGTTTTTGCCAATGCATTCAATCACTTCACTATTTAAAGAAGGACTGACATGTAATCTTACGTTATCACCAGTTATAAACCTAAAACCATTGAGATCTTCCCACTTAATTTCTGTGTTTTCTTTAATTAATTTTTGTTTTGATATTGGTGCATCCTCATATAGGGATACAGAATATGATTCTGTCTTGTGTATTTGCGATAAGATTTGTTCTTTTGCATAATCAGCAATAGCGCCAAGCACCACTTCTGTTAAAAGCCACATAATAATAAACTGAAGCGGGTGAGGGAGCGACTTAAATGAATCAATGAACGTCGAACTGGATTTATTTAATCCTTTGTCTTGAACATCACTTTCGTTGTGAGATGTTTCAATAGCACCTTCGACATAAGCCTGTGCAATTGATGAAAGACTTTGCTCCATTATTTGATGTAATGAAGCCTTTTGCGCTAGGGTATATTGTTTTAATGATTCTTTTATTTCATTGTTTAAATCTATCTTATGACTTACATTTTGTCGCAATTCATTAAGTATTGCTTGCATGTTATTTAAACCAGCTTGCTTATTAAGCATCTCGAACTGGTTTCGTAACGGCATAGCAATTTCTGCCTGCTTCCTTAGCATTTGAATGTATTTATTTGCATCATGCGGGGGATAAACCTTGGCCTGTTTCTGTAGAATTTCAAGAAATTCACGATGCTTGCTATTTATTCTTCTCAAGCTCGTCATGTTCGCAAGCTGTTTTTTAACAGAATCACTAAGTAACGATTGCAAATTCAATCTTGCTATTTGTTCTTGAGCTAGCCGCCCTATTCTTAACTGTTCTTGCAAGTTTGCCATATGTTCTCTATACGATGGAATGATTGCGTTTTTTTGCAGTTCTGCCAACTGTCTAACCAAATTATTAGAAGCATATTCTGATTTTAATAAATCACTTGCCGATGTATATCCTGGCATTTTGATTTTACTTAAATTATCACGCCAGGTAATATTTGAATCTCTATTATAGAGATCGCTTACTGAGCCAAGTGCAAGTTTTTTAATATCCTTCACTTTATTCACCGTCATCTTGCTTTAAACATCCATCATTTTTAGCTTCCTTGTAAATACTTGAAATTCCATCAAGAGAGAATGATGTAATTCGACGCGATCCGATATATACATCCATGTTTTTTTCTTTTGTGGCTGACGCTGACTTCCAAAAAGAATACCATTCCCTACGATTTGGAGCAGTGTTTTGCGTACCAATATTAAAGCTATCCGAACCAACAATTAAGGTAATTACATCAGCTTTACGAGAAATTGTGTCGCGTGTAGAAAAATCAGCATTCTCTTTCCCTCCACTTACATACAAATTTCTTCCAGCTATATGATCTTCGGAACCTTCCCTTGCTCCAGCATCACAAGAAAAGTTAATTGTATAACCATCGTCATTGGTTGCAGAGATTTCTCTCCACCCTTGCTCACCTCCTACCGTCCAAACGGTAGAACCTGCCATTGCTGATAATGGCAGAAAAGAGGACATTAATAAAAAGCTATACAATGACTTATATAATTTCATATTTTTATCCTTTTTGTTTTAGATATTATAGGCATAGTCCATATTGTTAGATCCACTATGCCCAGAGAATTTAATATTATTCATTAAATTATGGAGCTACACCCGGCCCCCTGGCTCGTTCTTCAAGCGTACCCTGCACGTTTTGATGGCGCATTCCTGGGGCATTTCTGATTGAGTCAATGCCATTTCTTCCAACATCTTCTTTATTAACGGCATTGCTCGCCACCAGCACACCCCAGCTAGGGATAGCAAAATCAGGAGCTGTTTCGCATGCCTTTACCATATAATCGAAAGTGCTTCGATTGATCTCATTTGCATCGGGGTTTAATAGGCGAGAATATTGGTATTTAGCATTTGCGTTGGTTGAGACTTTATACAGTTCCTGCTGCACCATCGCTTCAGAAAGTTTAAGGCGCTTCATATCTGACAGTAACTTCTTGCGCATGGATTCGTCTTCACTGACAGCAAATCCGTAAACGTGCCCAAGGTATTTCGTATAATCGGTACAAATCTCCTTTACGCTTGATGCTGCATTAACAGTCCCAGCCATAAATAATAACGGTAGTAATAGTTTTCTCATTATAACCTCACCTGCCTTATAACTCATTTAGGGTACATATTTTCGCCTTTAAAAAAAAGAGGTTATTAGATCCAATTGTGCATTTATTAAACAAACAATGCTCTAATAAATTTGTATTTTTAAGTCACGAATGCTATCTTTTCGCATCATATTGACCTTTTAATCGTTCAGGCTTATAGTTCCGCCGTCGTAGCAAATTCTGCGACCAGGTTTGACAGCCTGAATGATTGTGCGGACAACCGCAGATTTCCGATATTGCGGTATTTTTGTGTCCGTTAAACCGCGTTACGCCCAAATTATGGTGGGGCGTGATGGGGAGGCTTCGGCCTGCTGGTTTCACAATCGCCAGTCTGTCAACCCTGTCACGTCCTGCCACCTGTTTGACAGCGGGTAGCAGGTTGTTAAACCTGATTGTGAGGCCGTAACTATGGTTAATGCCAATCCTTGCGCACGCCAAGAATTCATCTGGCGTTTCTATTCCTGTAAAAAACACCACTATCACTTCGTTATCGCAGCAACAGAAGACGAAGCACGCTCTCAATTGCCTGACGGCCCCTGCATTTTTACTGCCCGTTTTTCAACTAACTCGCGCAATCCACTTAGTTACTGGAGCCTCCCCTTCTCTGCCGACGTTCAGGGGGGTTTATGAAAAAACCTCTCGTCACCCGTAATGACATAGCCGAAGCGATCGCCCTGCATACTGCCTGTATGCCGACACGGGAGATCCCCGGCGCAATTGCCAACTATTTCATGATAACCAGACGTTTTTATACCCGAACAGATAAGGCTGTGATCAACAAGCTACTGATAGCCGAGATCAGGGATTATTTGATTGAACAAGGACGTCTACGTTACGCAACAGTGGCAGCAGAAATGAGAAAGGAGGCACATAGAATGACCGGTAATAATTTGAATGTTGAAAAAACAGCACCTGTTACGTCAGCTACGCCAGCACCAGCCGTGAATATCATCCCCAACACCGGAGACACAATCGACAGCCTGACACTGTTAAAGATGGTCAATGAAGCGCGTAAGTTATGTGGGGAACCAGAGGTTCGGAACAACAAATTCATCGAAAAAATACTCGACGAATTAGAAGGTGAGGACGGTTACACAAAAAGTGCAACCGTGCCGCCAGGTGGCGGTACGCCTATGGTTGTCATAACCATGACCTACAAACAAGCCCTGCGAGTCGCCGCACGCGAATCAAAAGCCGTCCGCCGTTCGCTGATCGACAAACTGGAAGAATTACAGCAGGCAAACTCCCCTACCCCATCGATCCCCCAGACATTACCAGAAGCCCTACGCCTGGCTGCCGAGTTAGCAGAACAGAAAATGCAGTTGGAACAACAGCTGGTGGCCGCAGCCCCTAAAGTCGATTTTGCCGACCGGGTATCAGTGGCCAATGGAATCCTGATCGGGAACTTTGCAAAGGTCGTTGGACTTAAGCAAAACGCCCTTTTCTCATGGTTGCGCCAGAATGGCATTCTCATGGCTTTTGGAGCGCGCAAAAACGTACCGCGCCAACAGTACATCAACGCCGGGTATTTCACGGTGAAAGAAGTGGTGCTGGATGATGAAAATGGCTACCAGATACGGCTGACGCCCCAATTAACGGGTAAAGGCCAGCAGTGGTTAACTCGCAAGCTACTTGATGCTGGTTTGTTAAAACCAGTAGCAATAGGTTAACAAAAGAAAAAAACCTGCCAGCAAACTGGCAGGTTTCTGAGCAGATCGTCCAACCCGATCTGGATCGAGTCAGAAAAATTTGCTCTAATAAATTTCGTTTTCTAAGTGCAAAGAATCACCATTTCGAGCTGGTGATTGAAGGTTGATGCAAATTTGGAGAAAAAATGCAACAAACATTCAATGCGGATATGAATATATCAAACCTTCATCAAAATGTCGATCCTTCAACCACTCTGCCCGTTATTTGTGGTGTTGAAATTACGACCGACCGCGCTGGCCGTTACAACCTTAATGCTCTACACAGAGCGAGCGGACTCGGTGCCCATAAAGCGCCAGCTCAATGGCTAAGAACGCTGTCAGCTAAACAGCTCATCGAAGAGCTTGAAAAAGAAACTATGCAGAATTGCATAGTTTCGTTCGAAGGCCGTGGCGGCGGCACTTTTGCCCATGAATTGCTCGCAGTGGAGTACGCTGGTTGGATTTCTCCCGCGTTTCGGCTGAAGGTAAACCAGACATTTATCGACTATCGAGCCGGAAGATTACAACCTGCTATTCCGCAGAGTCTCCCTGAAGCTCTCCGTTTGGCTGCCGACCTGGCAGAGCAAAAGCAACGGCTGGAACAAAAAATGCTTATGGATGCACCTAAAGTCGAATTCGCCGAACGCGTTGCTACCGCCAGCGGGGTTCTAATCGGCAACTATGCCAAAGTGCTCGGTCTGGGCCAAAACTATCTCTTCACCTGGTTGCGTGATAACGGAATTCTGATCGCAACCGGTGAACGCAGGAACGTCCCCAAACAAGAATACATATCCCGTGGGTATTTCACCCTTAAAGAAACCGTGATCGATACAAGCAATGGAAGCAGGATTTCTTTCACGACTCGTATAACCGGCAAAGGTCAGCAGTGGCTGATGAAGCGATTGCTTGATGCTGGTGTGCTGGTACCTGTCGCGGCAACGCGCTAACAGACGTAGTAAGAACCACCAGCATTGTAATGCTGGCTAAAGTCACTTTCCTGAGCTGTATAACGATGAGCGATTTTACTTTTTCTGGCTATGAATTGGCCTGCTTTGTAACACACTCCGGTCTATCCCGTAGCGCCGGGCATATCCTGTCGCAATGTGCAAATCTAGCGGCAACAACCAGTGAATACTTCATTCACAAGCCTCACCGCCTGATCGCGGCAGAAACTGGTTATAGCCAATCAACCGTCGTTCGTGCATTCCGTGAAGCTGTAAACAAAGGAATTCTGTCTGTAGAGATTGTTATCGGCGATCACCGTGAACGTCGCGCTAACCTGTACCGGTTTACACCATCCTTTTTGGCCTTCGCACAACAAGCCAAAAATGCGCTGATTGAAAGCAAATTAAAGATCTCTTCAGCGGCAACCAAGGTTAAAGCTGTTCTTGCTAAGACATTGGTTTTATTTAATTTTTTATCCACACCCCCATGTCAAAATGATACCCCCTCCCCCTGTCAGGATGACGTGGCAATAAAGAATAAGAAGTCACAAGTTAAAAAAACAAAAAGATCAGTTTCCGGCGGTGCCGGAACGACCAGACTCAAAAAATTGACTTCATGGATCGCTGAGGCAAAAGCAAAGGCTGACAATCTGCGGTTATCCAAAAAACGCGCTCAAAAACATGAGTTCAAGCAGAAAGTAGAGGCGGCAGCGCGGAAATATGCTTACCTGAAGGACAAGCGTTCTCCTGATATTGGCGGGATATCAAACTTCGATAATCTGCCGCATTGCATGACGGTAAACGAAGCTCTTAATACGGTTTTAGCCAAAAATAAAGATAACGAACAATGGGGTATACCGGCAGGATTCAGAGGGTGATAGATTGCTCTAATCTGGAGTCACCTGGCGTTTTCAGTTTGAGGTCGGAGATGCAATCTGATTTTTTACAGTTAGCGATCGCTTTTGCAGGATATGTTTGTATTGGCTTCTGTGTATACATGATCAGCCGAAAAATGCTTGTCGATATCGACCGCAAAGAACGAGCAGAGGAGATCTTAGTATGGATTTTCTTTGGCGCGGTCTGGCCATTAGGGATCATGTTTGCTGCAACATTTCTTCTGATGTGGATATTCACCCTTCCAGGTGATTTCTATAGAAAAAAAGCCAGACATTGATACAATCGTTGCGGGTGCTTGAGGCTATCTGCTTCAGGCATTACCCGAAAAGCAGATAGAAGAAAGCCCCAGATAACATTACGCGTCCTGCAAGACGCTTAACATTAATCTGAGGCCATATCTATGCTTAGCATACGTAGATTAGCCTCTTACCGACCAAAAGGTCAAGGAGAAGCAGGCTATGAAGCAGCAAAAAGCGATGTTAATCGCTCTGATCGTCATCTGTTTAACCGTCATTGTGACGGCACTGGTAACGAGGAAAGACCTCTGCGAGGTACGAATCCGAACCGGCCAGACGGAGGTCACTGTCTTCACAGCCTACGAATCTGAAAGGTAAGAGACCTGGCGGGGAGAGATCCTCGCCACTCTTCGTGTGTCAGGTATCCTCAATGCACCCTTTCCTCTCCAAATAAAAAAGCTCCCGAAGGAGCTTTAAAATACAAGGGATGACTCTTAATCCCACTCAATCCAGTTGTAGACGATACGAAGTGACGGGCGCACAGCGGCAGTCACATCTTCGGTACTAAAGTCGATTGCATCACTGTAGATTTTGCAGTCCAACATTTCAATTGTTGTAGCAGCTTTTGTCACAGCGTTAACCCCGGAAGATTTGGATTCAGGGGTAGCAGCCATCGTGATATCAACATAGTCCTTCGCCGCAATGCGATCCTTGATGAACTGAAGAATATCGCCTTCGATAGTCTCCACGCACTGGACCTGGATTTCCCCAGAGTTTCGAATTGGTCCGTGCTGGTTGAACTTCACACCATTCGGACCATAGTCCTCCACATCCTCGCGGGTCATTTCAGGAATTTGCGACGTGCGAACCAGTACGCTGATATCTTCATGGCCTGCAAAAGTGAGCTGGAATTCAGAAGATACCAGTCGTTCGCCTTTGGCCGCGTTGGCAGTATAGCGGCCCTTAATAAATTTACGGTTTCCCTTAGTGTTATTGTGCCCCATATAAAATCCTTTTACTGGAACGCCCGAACAATATCGGAGCTGTTATATATCGAAGAACCGGTCAACTGGAGGTTGACGGTGTTTTTCAGGAAATGCCCATTGCTGTCCCTGGGCGCATCGAGATCGAAACTTATGTCCTGGATAGCGACATCAATGATGTTGATCCGGCGACCAATGTTTAGCGTCACGCGCTCCGGGATTCGACCACCAATACTGGCATCTTTAAGTTCCGGGCTAATCATCGCTGACAATGCGGCGATAGCTCCTGAAACCTCCGTGAATGGGTCAAACAAAGCGATGAAAGTTACTGGCAGCGTGAAAGTCGGCGGTGTTCCCCCTTCCCAAACCATTAAGCTGTTCCAACGGGCAACCGACGTTGTTTCAGTACCAACCTGCGCAAAACCACTGAAGGCACCAGCAACAGATCCCATGGACATACCGGTAAACGGCGCTTCCCAATTCTGGGCCATGTTCATTGCCGCCCCCTGGCTGATATATCCGGTAACCTGGTACTGAGAGTTCGTTAAAGTAACTTTCAGAAATGGCGATACACCGTCAGCCTGGCTGTAAACCCCATAAGGAATAGGTGCCATTCAAGTTAAAGGCCGGAGTTCTCCGGCCTCCTCCTTTAGCCAAGGCGCTTACGGCGCAGTTTCATTGACTTTTTGCGGGCAAGTTTTGCCGCGCCGGTCTGGGCTTTTCGACGCGCTTTTTTCAGCGCCGATTTTTGAGCCGCAGTCAGACGTTTTTTACGCAGGCGTTTACGGATGAGTTTGATCTCACCGTTACGAACAACCTTCTTAAATGCTTCAGTCAGCATTTCATCAGAAGTGCCAGCAACAACAAACGCCGCTTCCAGTTCGTCACGGTCGTCGCTATCTAAACCAGCGATAGAGGCACCAACATCAGCGGCTGCGTCGTCGTCTTCATCGTCAGCCAGTGCTTCGATCAGGTCATCATCTACACCGCATGCTGCGAGGAAGTCAGCAACATTTGCCCATGCTTCGTTATAGGCATCGTCCTGTTCTTCTGTAACTTCGGAGTCGTCGTCATCAGAGATACCAGCGATAGCCTGAACGAAACCATCAAGGGAGTCGAAAGTCAGATCACCGCTATCAGCCCAGGCGAAAACGGCGTCGGCCGCATCACTCAACGCATTCTGCATAGCACTTCGATTTGCAGCTTCCAGAATCATCTGGTGCGCCTGTTCGACGGTCCATTCTTTACCGTCTTTCCCTTCCAGGATTTGCTCAGGAGCCGGGGCAGATGGAACGTTATCGTTAGTCTGTGCCGCCGGTTCCGGATTATTATTAATAACCGGATCTGTTGGCGGTTCGGCGCTTGCTCGGGCAGACTCCATCAGCTGCACAGGATCAGAGTTCAAAGCGAAACGGGACAGTCCATTCCCCAAAAATGCCCCGGATTGAAAAAAGTTTTTGCTCATTGTATTCCCTTACTTAATAAGCAGCGGTACGCCCTGGATACGACGGGCTACGCCAGTCGGGCAGCAGGCCCAGACTACTTCCCATTTATCGAATTCCGCCTGCGTAACTTTCAGCACATACGGTTCTGTACCGTCAGCATCAGGATCACGAGGAGCCACCAGAGCGCCGGAGGCGACAAAGCGATCCAAAAGTTTGGTCATCCCTTTAGTCAGACCAGCGGCAGTAATACCGTCAGGGCTATGCTTCATCTGGCGGGCTAACTGGACAAAGAAACGGCTGATTGCATTCATCAGGGATGGGACGTGCTGGAAGTGCAGATAGTTATCCTGCGTGCAGCAAGTTAAAGCATCGTCGATGATCATCTGGCCAGAGGTGCCAACAGATACTTTATTGAGGCGGCCCTTAACCATTGCTTCTTCGTCCGGGGTATCTTCCGGATACAGCGGTTGAATTGACGCACGAGCAATGACGGCACGTTCTTCACCAGCCGGTGAGTAATGCCAACCGCCGACATCAGAGTTTTTCTTGACGCCACGAGCTTTCGCCGCATACGCCGCGCCAGACAGACCGAAGACCACACGGGATTGGGTCCATTTGTCTTTGCAGGAGAACGGGAAGTGATAGACAGCACAGCTTACATAATCGGTACCAAGTAAACCGGTATCTTCAACAGCAGAGAGCGCTTCCGTATACGTCAATGTCGGTTTGACATCAAAGAAGCCATCAATCAGGCGATCTGCACAGATTTTACCTAATGCGGTGATAGCCGCATTGTCATAGCAGCCCAGGCCGAGAACAGCGGTGTACATGTACGGCGCATTGTTCAGCACTTTCACCGCACGCAGGTAAGCAGCAGTGGAAATGTTCGACTGATCGCCGTTGGTACCGCCAGTGAACGCCAGCGATTTTTTATTTGTTACTTTCGCCGTCGAAATCAGCTCTTCATTAACAACCGCGCGCAGATATTTAGAACGGGCTTCCAGAGCCGTAGGCAGATAACACAAGCGGCCCATGTCATCTTTCGCTTCTTCCGCCAAAGACACAGTGTGTGTCTCCAGGGTCGTTACCACGCCGAGCGAAGTCGTCTGGGTCAGTTTTAAGAGGAAGCGTTCATTACCCGCGCTGTCCGCTGTTGCCGTTTCGATGGTTAACTCACGGGTAGGTGAAATACACGGATCACCATCATCAACGTAGATAGCAAAGGCTTCGCCACTATCAAGTTCAATTTCAGAACCGTATGGCAACGCACTGTAAGCCGGTTCGCCTGATTCATCGAACATAATAATCGGGAACTTCGCATCATCCGGAACAGCACGGACAACATAACCAGACGTTTGCTGAATAGCTTCGTACACATGGCGAATTGGTTCGAACTGTGAGCCGGAAGACGGCTTCAGCGGTTCGCCGAGAACATCTTCGTAATTGGACTCAGTAACCGCAAGAACAGTAAACGGCTTGCCACGCGCAAATACGCCAATACCAGCCCACAAGCTGCTATTTAATGCAACACCGGTAGATAACGTCGCATCGGCATTGATCGGGCTAACAGCGACGCCGGATGCATTACCTAATGACTGTTGAATTGAATATTGAGACATAACTTTCCCTGTTATGCGCCCCGCACGGGGGCGCTATGTTAAACGGAGAACTTCCCCTGATTACTCAGAGTCACCGGCATCAATCGTGTCGCCGCTTATAAAGTTAAGCCCGCCTTTTTTGGCCATTGTCAGCGTTACACGAGTGAAGTAATCAGCGCCGTTGCGTGGGTGCATATCGTTGATAGCCGAACCCCACAGTGTGGTACGGTTGACCAGCGCCGGAGTGGTCGGATGCTGGAACGGGATAGCCGGGACAGCATCACCAGTCACAAAGCCTGCTTTACCCGGATTTTCATCACGGACGTAGCACAGCACATCCATCGAGCTGAACTGAATGTTCTCTGTCGTTAAGTTCTTACAAATACCAGCAGGTACTTCGTACACTTTCACGTTACCGAACAGGGTACCGATGTAGTGAACATACGGAGTCTGGATATAGTCTTCGGCTGGCTGGAAGAAATCCTTCGGCAACTGTTTGAAGAAAGATGCTGCATCAGCACCAGCAAACATCCCCATCGCACCAGAAGATTTAACGCGCTCAATAATGTCGCGATATACAGTCTGGAATTTGCCACGAATGATGGTTGCCCATACATCAAAGGACTGGTTAACCGGCAGAGCGATGTCAAAGGTGTCGGTCGCAAGAGTGCGCCAGATCATGATGCGAAGACGTAGCATATCCTGTTCATGAGACAGGTATTCCTTCAGGGTGCGGAACTGTAGGGAACCCAGGTCCAGACCAAATTCACGCTGTGCTTCATACGCCGCCTGTACCGTGTGCTCAGCCGCGATAACGAACTGGCTTGGGAACAGGGTGTATTTCTTCATTTCGTGGTTGATCAGCGGGATCAGCTCAGGAGCGGCTTCAATATTGATTTCCGTCTCAATTGCGATCTCAGTGCCTTTATCCGGCGCTTTGGAGAACGACAGGGCAATCTGACCAATGTTGTAGTTCAGAGAGCAGGTAACAGTGATTTGCTCACCAGCAGCATTAGTAAACGAGTGAAGTAGGCTGCCGGAACCGTTATCAACAACAGACTTAATACGGTTAACGTAGATGTTAGTACGACCTTTTCGGATTGGTACATTCTGGCCTTCGAAGTCTTCCATCTTGAAGGTTGCGGTTTTGCTGGTGCCATCGGAGCTTGCCACCAGCACATAGCGGCGGCGTAACTGGCTGTACACCCCGACGGATTGCATGTCCAGAACATCACCAGCAGCATAAGAACCAAAAGAGGAACCTGCCACGTTAAAGACTTCATAGATGTCTGACTGGTCACGCGTAACCGGAATGAAGGTACACGCATCAGCGGTAGCGGCCCCCAACTGAACAGGCAGGATCATCGCGAGGAATAAAGGCAGACGCATAACACCGTCAGAAACGCTCATCATCTCTGCTGCGACGGATTCCAGCATCGCTTTATTAGTGGCATCCATGCTGTTGCGGGTGGACTCAATCAGGCAGTTTTCCAGCGTCTGGTGGCAGGAGGCCAGAATTTCCGGACGCGGCATAGATTTATGTGCTGCGGCGTAGTCAGCCAGTGCACTTGCCCACGCTGTAGCGATTTGAGCGGTGGCATTATCAGAGATACCCGCAAAAACCGGGTCTTTACGTGCAGCTTCAAGGATAGATGCGGCACGCGCGGCATCATCTTTAATGAATTGGTTATCAGTACCGAACTGCGCAGTGCTTGCCCAGCCAAGCACAGCTTTAGAGCGTTTTGCGATATCTGCAATACGATTCTGGTATTCGCGTAAGTTACTCAATTTACTCTTCCTTAAACACAAGGCACTTGTGTGAATCCCTTTTCGGAAGAGATTTTATTGAAAGTCACTTGTTGACTTTCTCGTGACAAGCAATTTTTTTATTTTTTTCGGGAGTAGGGGAGGAAGGTAAAATCCAAGGTGAAATCGTGGCGATTTCACCTTGAAATTTTAGATGGATTTACTTTAAAAACAGTAGGTTAATAGTGAAATTTGAATGGCGAAAGTTTAAGGCTTCGGCTTTTTATCGAGGCTCTTTCTAAGGATATGCCCAATCATCCTGTCGAGTTCTTCCTGTAGCTCTTTTGAAAGTCGATTAAACTCATAAGAAAATGCACGGCCTTTCACGCGCTTCCTTGCAAAGCGATCCTTGTCCTCAAATTTCCATAATTCAGTAACTACGGACTTATCTTTAGAACCTTTATCCGTGAGTAGTGAGGCTTCCTTTGTTATCAAGCGCAGGATTTTATTTTTAACTTCATCTTCGGCCATTTCTTCAATGGATAAGATGTCGTTTATTTCCGGGGATATGTTTTGAATAAGCTGATCAAACTCTAAATTCTTGTTCCCCATTTCGTCGCCAACAGCACAAAGCGTTTTGTAGTCCGAAAAGGTTAATTCCGACTGCACAGGGAAAAGGGCGACTAATTCTTCCGGAGCACTCGCTGCCTGGAGAGCACGCGTGACCTTCGCCTGAGACAGCCCTTCTTTGGCTGCAATATCCTTCTGACTCATCCCATCATTTTTCATTCGCATCAAACGCAGACCTATTTCTCGAATGCTGTGCTGCAATGCTGTCTGAACGTCTTTCGCTAAATTTTGCGCTTCCTGAACGCTGATCTCCTGGTCCGTGACTAAAACCCGCAACCCTACGTTCTCTAAGATGGCAGAAGCTCGACGCCGGGAACCATCCAAAATTTCAATTTTCCCTGTAGCCCGTCTAACACCTATTGCAGGGTAAAATTGCTGATGCTTAATAGTGCTTCGGATACTTTTTAATGATTTTGGCGTAAGAGATGCCTGGTCACGCCCGTTGTTATGCTGATCAACAAAGGTATCGCTTTCTACCTGGTTCGGAGGTATTACCTCTTCAATAAATGTGGCCTGGCGACCAGTTGATAACTTGAATACCTGCTCGACTCGATCGCCAGAGGCTGAAGAACTATCAAATCCGCTTAATATTGAAGGATTAAGGGTTCGCCCAATTGTTGGTCTGTTTTTCTTTGACATGGGGGTTTCTTACTCCTCAGTTAGATCTGATAAATTCAATACGGTCAAAAACTGCTTTAGCAAAATCTTCCGCGGCAATTCGCGCGTTCTTCAATGCATCAGCACTACCAACATACGTTGCCGGGTTAGCTGAAATAACAGTGTCAAAAGACTCGCCGCAACGTTCAAAACCGTCAAGGCGAGGGAGGACGACATCGAGCATATCCCCACCGAACACTTCTTTAGCCAGGCTATGGCAATACTTATGATCTGCCTTGTTACTCAACTTGGACATAAAACCAATGTTAGTCGCAAGCTGGCACTCGCAGCCTTCATCCGAAATGAGTTTCACCAACTCAGGAAGGCGGGCAACGTATTTAAGCGATGAGTGGAAATCGACAGTTGCTGGCGGCAGAGGTGTAAACAGTATATTGGCCGAGGCCAAAGCATTTTTCAGGAAGGCGTCAAGGTGAGGACCACTATCAACGAGGATAAAGTCATAATCGCTCTTCAGCTTATCAATCACATTCTCTTTCAGGACAGCATGGATGTTCTGACCCGGTAGATGCTCATTGCACAGCTCTCTCCAATCGGATGCAATAAAGGCATCGTCAATCGACGCAGGCATAACGTCAACCCCAGGTACAACAGAAGGAACAATAAACTCCTCTAACAGCTCTTCACGGCTTACATTCTGCAACATAGCCTGTGCAGATGTTGCGTTTACGATACCAATAGAGTGTTTATGGCTTAAAAACATCGTTGCTGAAGATTGCGGATCAAGGTCAATAACCAGAATCCTTAAATCTTCCATCAGAAGATGAGGGTGGGCACGCATTGCATGCGCCAGAGAAACCGTCGATACAGTTTTTGACACACCGCCTTTAAGATTGGAGATGAAAATCACATACGCTTCGCTGTAGCGATCCCGGTATTTTGGCACTCCGCGATGTTCATATATGTCAATGATGTTCTGAATTGACATCGCATATTTCATTGAAGAGCCAGCAGGGCGTTTATCGAAAACATAACCCTTTTCTTCCATTTCACTTACGGCATAGTCAACGTTCGCTCGAGTCAGTAGAGGCAATTTTGCCAGTGCCGCTTTCGCATAGACCTGGTAAAACTCGTTCGCGTGTAGCTCATCCTTTTGCAACTGTACTTGTTCAGTCAGAACATTGAGCATTCTGTTTGCTCTTTGAGCAACCTTGTGAAGCTGGCTGGAATCACTCATCGAAAGTCATCCTTTATGCTGTATTTTTGAATTTAATTAAAAATGCTGCATAAAATAATAATGTATGCGTAGATGCTTGTACATAGCATTCTCTGCATGTTTACTCCTTTGCCAAGTGTGTCACAACATGCTTTGGCATCCTCCACGTATAAAGGACGCGGATTTCTTCTATGTTCAGGTTGTAGCCTGAATCATTTTGGTGATTTCCTGCTTCAACGGGCTGCCAGGCTTCACTCTCTATCAACTGGTGAGAACGGCTTGCCCGGCAGCTTCGATGTGTGCTGGAGGGAGAATAAAAGTCTAAGATGTGCGATAGAGGGAAGTCGCATTGAATTATGTGCTGTGGAGGGATCGCTGGTATCAAATATGTGTACTGGAGGGAAAGGCAGAGAATTACATGTGCACTGGAGGGAAAAACGGATGGACAGATGTGTGCTGGAGGGAAAGTCTGGGCAAACTGCGGGGCGTCCCCCTCCAGCGCACATCAAAAACAGGAAATTGGACAAGCCTTCCCGGCAGCACACATTTTTTTAATGCAGCTTCCCTCCAGCACACACTTATTCTGGGAGTTTCAGCTTTGGATTGCGAGAATGGACGATTACAAAACTTTCCCGGCCTTTCTTCTCAATTGAACAGTCGAGATAGCCGATTGTTTTAAGCTGTTCTATCGCTTTCTTAATGATACGGTTTTGCTCGCCAACAGCTGACTGCAAAGCCAGGCGCTCACGGATTCGGGCGAAAGATAGCGGCAACGGATTCTGCGGAAGGCTTTCGATGAAAGTGTAAATGGCTTGTGCAGCTTCTTTCTTCGGAAGGGCACGCAAGGCGTGGTGTTGCAACAGAACGCGATAATCAAGCTGGAACAGCTCCCACAGCTTCGAATCAGCCTCCAGCTCTATCAGATCAAGGTCAGCATCAAAACGCCCGACCTTAAGCAGACCAGTCTGATAGCCGCCTTTAGCATCTTTTCCGCGCTTAAAAGCGATACCCTTGTTACGCAAGCGTCCAAGTGATTCATGAATGGTTAAACGCAGTTTCGCATCCAGACGTTTTGAGGGGAAACCACAGGCTTTAGCGAATTCCTGAAACGATAACTGGATGGTGTTTGAGGACAAGCCGTATTTGCTGAACGCGTAGATGACACCGATCCACGTTTTGAAATCAGTATCCATATCGAGTCGAGGACCGGTGATTTTAATATCATCGTAACCCTCGGCTTTAGCTATCTCCAGCTGGGAAAACGCTTTGGTGGCATCAATCTCTTTACTTTCTCCTTTGCTCTTTGATGGCTTCGGCACGAATACCCCCAAGCGCATCAACGCTACAGGCTGCACAGTGTTGTTTGAATTAACTGTTAGTTCTTTTGCCTTACTTTCAATGTCTGCGTAAAGAATATCGGAGATAAAAGATTGATTCATATTACTTTTTCCGAATTATGTGGATAGCTTTTATAAGTGGTGATAACTACCCAGGCTTTCCCGTCAGCACACATCCTATATCCCGCCAGCACACATTAGCAACCCGTCAGCACACATTTTTATCCCGCCAGCACACATCGTTTTCCCTCCAGCACACATCGCGATACACTTCTAAGCCAGACGTGGCGCGGCCTGCAACGATCAGGGATCTATATGGATCTAATTGGGATCTGTATGGACCTAATTATTGGATCTACCCAGTGGATAATGTGGATAAGTGAAAAACCGGCCACTGAGGACCGATTTCTGTGAAGAGTTGAAGCGAATTAGTTGTCGTTTTCCGTACCTACTTCTTCGATCAACAAACTACTTGTATAGATGCGTAACGTATCACCTTTGTAGAGGAATTGATAACCAACACCTCCTATGGCAGGGAGGTCGGGGAACATTTCAGAAGCAACCCCAGAGCAAATCACGGCGATACAGTCATCCCGCTGTACATCCTTACGCTCTGTACTCAAAGTTTGCTCTTCCCCGATTGCCTTTGTCATCTCCTCATCTTCGTACGCAACAGGGATATATTCAATCGCATCAGGCGTTTTGATACCCAGTTCTTCAGCAATCTCGAACGCCTGTTTAAATTGATCTGACCCAGGATATCCAACGGTAATACTCTCAATTTCGAACAAAGAAGTAGCGTTGTTTATTTCTTGTTTAACCGCAAACATGTTGTTTGTCCTTAGTGGCTTCCTGCCAAAGTAAAGTCATGAGTGTTGATATTACGATTTCTACAGTTGATTAAATCTGCTCGCTGAGCTTTTGCTTCAGCAGATAACCTTCCAGCGGCCAGATTTTCTCAATGGCGTTCTTACGGGCCACCTTACGGCCAATCTCCGCGTCGAAATTTTTAGGGCTGGCACAGGCGCTTTCCCCGGTAACAATGAATCCATTGCACAGCACCAAGACACAGATGGTCAGGCTACGCGTAGAGGGATGAACAGACAGCACCTCACGAACGCCTTCATGCGCAGCGCGAATGCCGTCAAAAGCTGTGAAATAATGCTCTTCGGCAATCACACTCTCGATGTGATCAGGAGTCAGGCGTGGTGCTGTTTTGCCTTTGGCCAGAATCTCTTTTTCAATTTCCATATCGGACATAGTTTTTCCTTTTAGTTACCGCTGATAGCACGGTTGTAATCATTGACGTTGCGATTCTTCCTGTTAATCCCCATCAGCATCGTTTCTGTATCGAGGATATACGCTGGCAGATCATCAAAATATTCACTGCTAAACTCTGGCATCCTGCACATAAACGCACTTTTGGGGGCAGGGTGGTTAACCTTTGTCGGCGTCGGCGTTAAATTCGCTGATCGACTCCCGGAGCAACCGCTGAGTGTCAGCAGGAATGCGCTGGCGAACATTACCCGCCGCAACCAGTTGTTTCTGAACTTCTGCTTTTCGTTCCATTTGCCTGTCAGCATACTTGGCTTGTTCTGATTCATTTTTCACTTCCTGGCTGTGAAAATGTTGATCTGCTTTGTTCATCGTCTCAATGGTCTGGTTAAGATCCATTATTGACTTATCACGTTCCTTAACAGCCTGATCAAGACTGCCAATTTTATCCAAGGCTTGCTTTAGCTGATGACGTTCCCATGCAAACCCGGCACCAACAAGTGCGCAAATCAGAACAAGAACACCAGTAGCAGCAAGTTTCTCCTTCAAAGACAAAGCTGTTTTTAACGTAGAAAAGAATGACATGTCTTCCTCCTGAAGAAAAATTATCAATGAAGTCCTTTGTTACTGTGCCGCTTTGTTTAATTCATCAAGAACAGAATCAGGAACCAAAGCGGCGACTGCGCTGGCTGTGCTGGCCTTATTTGCTGATGCTTCCGCAAGCGCGGTACCGATAGCATGGTTATAAGCAGTTATGGCTACGCTGGCGCTTTCCTTCGCTCGTTCATACTGCTGTTGCAATGCTGCTACCGGTACTGTTGTCTGGTCGAAAAAAGCACCAAATTGTTCAGTTGCTTCCTTCAGTGCTTCAACTTGTTGTTCTGTCAGTGCTGGTGGGGGAGTGACTGCGCCGCCACCTGAATCAGAGCCTGACGAGCTTCCTGAGCCTGTGTTAAGGGTCTGGTTAATGTCCCCCATAGCAGCGACTAAACTCGACGTATTAAGCGCATTTACAGAGTCCTCAAGCGATTTCGTTGTAGTCGCGTCACCAATGGCAATAGAGATCGGCAGTTCTGAAACTTCTCGCTCATTAGCACGACAGTAAACATCCCAACCAATATCGAGTTGAAGGAGCATTGACAGATCAGCATAACCAGCCAACAGGTCCGCGTGCTGAGTTGCCAGTTCTCCAATGTTCGTTAAGCCGGTTGTGGTTGTTCTGATCGTTGAAACATAGCTGGTAATAGTGTCGGGATAGACAATTGTATCCAGAATTAATCCGGTCAATTCTTCTGCAAGCAGTTTTGCTGTGTTAGCACTGTTTCGTGCCGATGTTATGGCACCAGGTGTTTTCATCCCACCGGCGGCGGCCAATTTTTTATATGCGGATAACTGGTAGTCTTTTTCCAGCATGATATCTCCTAACTTACCTGAACCAGGCCGTCTCCGGACGCTACGGTAGATCCGCATGAAACAGGGTCACCAACGCATACGATCCCTTTACCATTGACGGTAAACCATGCCCTGGTTGATATAGCTTGCCCACCGTGCGTACTGTTTCCATCGGTATGCTGTGCATATTGCTTACCATCAACTAACACTTCGACTCCGTTGACTTTAAGTAGTGGTTCACTCTCTACAGGAGGCCTGGATGGGAATCCTCCGTGCCCCGAACAAATGCTGTCTTTTGTTGCAATACTTGCCACGTCATCACCAATTATTTGCTCTGATTTTCGTTATTTTAATTCAGGTTGTTTGTGGTCTACATGGAGTTCAACTATTGCAAAATTGCTCTAATAAATATTGTTTTTTATGTCGTATTTTCGGTACCATTCAGCCATCGCCCTTCAATGGGCATTTGTTTGGAGTCGTCAGATGCAGATGGAGCTAATAAGCCGCAAAGAGTTCGATAGCCGTGTAACCAGCGGTGAACTCGACAACTTGCAGGCTATCAAGGTGAAAGAAGGCTTTTGCCTCATTGGGAATCAGAGCGGAACAAATCGCGTTTTTATGCTTCGCCGTACGGATTTGAAGCCATTTGTCTGGAAGAACGAAATTGGTCCCAGCTCATACGCTCAAACGAGGGGGTGCCACAACCTGGCCTTTTTCTACAAAGACGAGCTTTCTGTGGTTGATATTCAAGGGTTACAACATGTTTAAGCACTGGAAAAACATTACTATTTATAAACTTTCTCGTGAGGCGGATCTGACCGACTTAGAAGATAAAAAGAAAATGATCCTTTTCACGCCATGCGGTAGTCAGGATATGGCTAAGTTCGGTTTTGTATCGCCATTTGGTGATAATTCCGAAGTTATCGCTATGCATGGAAATGGTTTTATCCTTGTTGAAGCAAAGCGCGAAACAAAAATTCTTCCCCCGCCGGTTATCCAGCGAGCTATTCAAGAAAAAATTGAAAAACTTGAGCAAGAACAAGCGCGTAAACTGAAGAAAACAGAGAAGGACTCCCTGAAAGACGAAGTTCTGCATTCTCTTCTGCCACGGGCTTTTTCAAAGTTTTCTGTTATCCAGGCGATCTACGACGGTTCAACTAAACGTATCTATATCAATGCCAGCGCGCGGCAGGCAGAGGATATGCTCGCGCTTATGCGTAAGTCTCTTGGTTCTCTTCCTGTTGTTCCCCTGAGTGTTGAAAATCCCATTGAATTAACGCTGACCGACTGGGTACGTGATGGTAGTGCTCCACAGGGATTTCAAATGGGGGATGCGGCAGAACTTAAGGCAGTGCTTGAGGATGGCGGTATTGCCCGAGTGAAAAAGCAGGATTTGGGAAGCGATGAAATTTCCACACACCTGGAAGCTGGCAAGCTCGTCACTAAGTTGGCACTCGACTGGCAGAACCGCATTAAATTTACACTGGACCATAACTTCAGCCTTACCAGCGTCAAATTTGCGGATGAATTGCTTGAGCAGAACTCTGATATTGATAGTGAAGATGTTGCGCAGCGACTGGACGCAGATTTCTTCCTGTTAACCAGTGAAATTTCGTGCCTGGTTGATGCTCTGGTAAATGCCCTTGGTGGAGAGGCTAAGCAGTGAAAGAGCTGTGCTATGGATCTGTTTGCAGTGGAATTGAAGCCGCGAGTATTGCCTGGGAACCGTTGGGTATGCGTCCGGCGTGGTTTGCTGAAATCGAGCCTTTTCCATCTGCCGTTCTTGCGCACCGCTGGCCCCATGTCGCCAACCTTGGCGACATGACAAAACTTGCCAAAAAAGTCCTGGCTGGGGAAATCGAATCCCCTGATGTGCTCGTCGGGGGAACACCTTGTCAGGCATTCAGTATCGCGGGCTTACGTGGTGGGCTTGATGATGAACGCGGCGCGCTAACTTTGAAGTATGTGGAGCTTGCAAATGCAATTGACGACAAACGGTCTGAGTCCTTCCTCAAACCGACAGTTATCGTCTGGGAAAATGTCCCAGGAGTCCTGTCATCGGCAGATAACGCCTTCGGATGTTTCCTTGCCGGATTGGCTGGAGAAGATGCGCCATTTGAACCAGGTGATCGACCTGAATCAGGAAAAAGTAACGCGTTCTGGCGGTGGGATGGCAAAACCGGTTGCCATGCTCCAAAGTGGCCGCAGTGTGGTTGTATTTATGGACCGCAGCGAAAGGTGGCCTGGAGAATCCTTGATGCCCAATACTTCGGAGTGGCACAACGACGCCGACGCGTGTTTGTTGTCGCAAGTGCTCGAACAGACCTCGATCCCGCAACGGTACTTTTTGAGTTCGAAGGCGTGCGCCGGGATATTGCGCCGAGCCGAAAAAAGAAGGAAATCGCTTCCGCCATTATTGCAAATGGCGCTGCAATCAGTGGCGAAAGCCTAAATCCATGCCTACACGCTGACATTCCACCCGGTATGAAATCGACGAAAGCCGTAAACGCTTTCAGGATGGCAGCATTTGGGGAATATATTGACGATGAAACCGCATCGACAGTAAAGGCAAGAGATTTTAAAGATGCCACTGACCTTGCCGTTTTTAGCAGCACAGGAGCAGGTTTTTGGTCAGAAGGGCATGGTACATTGCGGGCACGTGAGCAAGAAAGCCATGAGCATCTTGTTACATTGGCTTTTCCTGAGCGTATGAGCGGTACACAACATGCTGCAACTAAGAATACTTCACCATCTCTAATGGCTAAAAATCCAACAGCTGTTTGCTATGAAGTAAGAAACGCAGAAGTAGCTGTCCGCCGTCTTACCCCTGTCGAATGTGAAAGGCTGCAAGGTTTTCCTGATGGGCATACGTTGATCCCGACGGAAAAGCGTAAAAAAGTTAATTCAGATGAACTGGCATATCTTCGCAATCACTATCCAGATTTAAGCGAAGAAGAGGCCGCGATGCTTGCAGCTGACGGACCGCGTTACAAAGCGATCGGCAATAGTATGGCAATACCAGTAATGCGCTGGATTGGCGATCGGATTACTAAGGCCGTATGTCGGCAGAAAGAAGGAAGTAAAACAAAAGAGCGAAAAGTTAAACCAGCGGCAGAATTCGAACGGTCCATATTCAAATGGGCTGGTGGAAAATTTGGTGTTCTGGAACAAATCTTTCGCTATTTGCCAGAAGGGAAGCGCCTGATTGAACCTTTCGTTGGTGGCGGAGCTGTCTTCATGAATGCCGGATACCAGGAAAATCTGCTAAATGATGTGAATGCTGACCTGATTAACTTTTACAAGACTCTGCAACGCGAGGCGCATTCACTTATCACTCTGGCACATCGTTTCTTCCAGGACTACAACACACAGGAAGGATACCTGGCAGTACGGAATGCGTTTAACAAACAAGTCTATGATGATTTACATCGCGCAGCGGCGTTTTTGTTCCTGAACCGACATTGTTTTAACGGATTGACGCGTTACAACCAGGCTGGTGAGTTCAATGTCGGTTATGGGAAGTATAAAACTCCGTATTTCCCATTACAGGAGATGGAAGCCTTCCTCGGTGCGGAAGGGCGGTCTGAGTTTGTATGCGGTGATTTTGCAGCGGTGATTGAAGCTGCCGGAGAAGGAGATGTCATCTTTTGCGATCCGCCGTATGAACCGCTTCCAAATACAGAGGGATTCACGAACTATTCCGGTCATGACTTTAAGTTTGAAGAGCAAAAACGCCTGGTGTCTCTGTTGACGGATGCTCATCGTCGAGGTGCAAAGGTTCTCATTACTAACAGTGGCGCGCCAAATATCAGAGAGCTTTATCATGACAGTGGCTTCAGAGTGGAACCTCTTTTTGCCAGACGTTCTGTGTCTTGTAAGGGGGACACTCGAGGTGTAGCTCATGACGTTTTAGGTATATTGCTCTAATAAATTTATTAGTGTAATATCGCCTCAATGAATCGTGATTTATAGAGCGATTTAGCTGTTAGCCGCGACAGGCGCGGCGGTAAGCATGGCTGGGCCTAGTCCTCCCAGACAAACCACCGAGTTGCCAGGTTGACCATGCGCCTAAGTGGCAACTCCGAAGTGCGTTACGAGCTTCCAGTTTGCCCATCTTCGGGTGGGCGTTTTTTTTCAGGGTTTTCGTCATGGTTAGCGACTTTGCGGCGGTTTAGAAACTGACCATTAAAGTAAATGCAAACGATGATCTGATGATGGTAGCGGCCTAAGAAGCCAGACGCCACGGGGTATGAGTCGTCCCCCGTCAAAAAATCGACCGCAGAGTGTCCCCGTCTGTGTATTAGGGAACGGGGAGACACAACAGGTAAGGGCGCTGGTGTGATTAACCAGATGAACGAGAAGGGGCCATCTGTTGGTCAGCGTCCTTTCCTGTTGCGTTTTCTTTTCAGCGTAACAGCGGTGCTTAACAGCACTTTGGGTACAGTTCCACGAATTTACGGGTATATCCCGTCATGCTGAAAGCGCTAATCACGCTGGAAGCCAGGGTTATGCATCCCCTGTTACCGAATTGCAGCCAGGGCGCGGTGCGCCGAAAAGCATACGGAGGTGGAAGCCCTCGCCGGAGACGTACCCGGCAAGTGATGGTGTAGCTCAGCGGTTAGAGCGGTTGACTGTTAATCAACGGGTCGATGGTTCAAATCCATCCACCATCGCCAATGCCGGTTTAGCTCAGTTGGTAGAGCGCCTGCCTTGTAAGCAGGATGTCAGCGGTTCGAGTCCGTTAATCGGCACCAGCACAACAGGTAAGGGTATTTTGCGACGTCGGAGATCGCCGAGCTTGGCAGAGGGTTCGAATCCCTACGAAGTACCCTTACCGTTGTGATGAATGCGCAGGCTGATGCGCGAAAGACATTGCAGCTATTGCGGAAAAGAGCTGTTCGGCGGGGCAATTAAACGCCCGTGAGAGTCTGAAATAACCGCAAGCCGGAGATCAGCACCGGTCATCACAACACAACAGGTAAGGGCATTCTCCCTTATGGGGCTTGGCTTAAATGCATCGAGTGCTCTTACCGTTGTGATGAAGTGCAGCTCTTTGAAGCAACCAGAAGATAAGCATCTGGCTTCACAACATAAACCGCAGGAACGACCAATAAACGGTAGTCCGTATGGAGAACACCCCGTTGAGGAAGAGGCCTGGCCGGAACCGTAACCGGCACTACAACGTTGAGAACACTGGCGTAACGGGGTCATATCCCAATCTACGAATAAATGTTGCGTTGCAGCGTGACAACCAGTGTTCTCAACATTGTGGTGAATGCACAGGCTGATGTGCCGCAACTACAGTAGTGCGCGCTTTGCGGGGCTTGCTACAACCCTGTGTCGGAGTTCAGCACCGACCATCACAGTTTGATTCTCTGGCATGAGCATAACGCTGAAATAAGTCCAGTCTGGTGCGGCCCGATCACCCGCCGTTAGCTCCACGAAACGGAGCACGTAACAGGTAAGAGCATTCTCCTGTAACGGGTTCATATCCCAATCTACAGGTCCACCAGGAATGCTCTTTCCGTTGCGGTGAATGCGGCTAAGCGCACGCGGAACAGTTAAAACAATCCTCCTTAATGGTTAAACATTCCGACGTTAATTGTTAACTGGTTAACGTCACCGGGAGGCACTCGGCACCGCAATCTAATAAATATGTCACTTTTATTGAGGGATAACCAATGTTCGGTAAATTGTTCGGCAAGAAAGTCGCTTCTGCAAAAGTAGAGCTGAAAAAAGTTGAGAATCGCGATCTGATGGAGGCCATCATCGGTGGCTGTTTGTTGGTGTCTGCCGCTGATGGTGAAATCGAAAAAGAAGAAACAGCGAAACTTGATCAGCTTGTCCGCTCTAATCCGCGTCTTAGTCATTTTGGTAACGAAATTACTGCAACAATTACCCGCTTTACCGAGCAACTGGAAGCTGGCTTCCGTGTTGGTCGCATGAATATCCTTCGCGAAATTGAAGATATCAAAAACGATCCAAAAGAAGCGGAAGAAGTATTCGTTAACATGCTGACAATTGCAGAAGCGGACGGTGAAATCGAGCCAGCAGAACACAAAGTACTGGAAGAAGTAGGCCGTCGTTTAGGTCTTCGTGTGGAAGATTATCTGTAATGGCAAGCAAGGCACGTATCGCAATCGCCATTGGTTTTCTCTTGCTGTCCGTGCTGGTGGATTTCACCAGCACAATCCTGTCAGTTTTATCGGACGGGGCGTTGGTGGCAGTAGCTGTAACATTGGTATGGCCGATATTAAAAACAGCTTCTAAGGATCAGTGATGGGCTTCTGGGATTTTGCTGACAAGCATCCAATTGTTCTCGTTGTCATTGCTGGCATAGTTGTAGGCGGTATTGCTGGCGTCATAGAAGCACTCAGGAAACAGTAATCCGGCCCTTTAGCTCAGTGGTTAGAGCTGGCGACTCATAATCGCACGGTCACCGGTTCAAGTCCGGTAGGGGCCACCATATTTGGTTGTAACACGGCGTCTGGCACATGCGTCGTTAGCGGTCTGGTGACGTTAAAAGGGGGGAACCTTGCCCCTAGCTCAGGCAACGAACCAGGTAGCCGGAATGTGCAAGCCACCGTTTGTTGTTTCTCGGGTAAAGGGATTCACCATCCTGGCGATTCGGTGTGACAGCCGGGAAGAGTCCGGCGCATTAATCCTGATTTTCTGGTGATGACTCATATCGTTAGGAGTGATTTGAGTATGCCGATTATATCTGACATTCAGCACGCCTGGGTGGAGTGCTAATGTCTGCATCCCCTCTTGAATCCATGCCAAATTCCCTTAGTGCAGAACAAGCTGTACTTGGTGGCTTAATGCTTGATAACTGCCGCTGGGATGAAGTTGCAGATCGTATAGTTGCTGATGATTTTTATACCAGTGCTCATCGTGAAATTTTCAGTGAGATGGAGAGGTTATTAAGTCATGGCAAACCGATTGATTTGATAACACTTGCTGAAGCACTTGAACAGAACGGTAAATTAGAACGCGCCGGTGGTTTTGCGTACCTTGCGGAGATGTCAAAGAACACGCCCAGCGCGGCAAATATTTGTGCTTATGCGGATATCGTTCGTGAACGCGCGGTCGTTCGTGAAATGATTTCCGTCGCAAATGAAATAGCCGAAGCTGGATATGCGCAGGATGGCAGGGGCAGCAATGAATTGCTGGATATGGCCGAGCGCCGCGTTTTTGAAATAGCTGAAAAACGACAAAAGAGCGGTAGTGGTCCAAAAGATATCGCCAGCATTCTCGATGCAACGGTATCTCGCATAGAAGAGTTGTTTCAGCGACCACATGATGGTGTAACGGGGCTTGATACGGGATTTACCGATCTCAATAAGAAGACGGCAGGGCTTCAGCCGTCCGATCTCATCATTGTCGCCGCCCGCCCATCTATGGGGAAGACCACGTTTGCGATGAATCTCGTCGAAAATGCCGCAGTCCGTAACTATAAGCCCGTATTGGTTTTTAGCCTTGAGATGCCGAGCCACCAGCTGATGATGCGCTCACTGGCTTCTCTTGCACGCGTTGATCAGACTCGTATTCGAACAGGGCAACTTAACGACGAGGATTGGGCGCGGGTTTCTGGCGCAATGGGGATTCTGTTGGACAAGCAAAATATTTTTATTGATGACTCAAGCGCCCTGACACCTACAGAGCTTCGTTCCCGCGCTCGTCGTGTTTATAAAGAAAATGGTGGTTTGAGCATGATTATGATCGACTACCTGCAACTTATGCGCGTCCCCGAGCTGCAAGATAACCGAACGCTGGAAATTGCCGAGATTTCTCGCTCACTGAAGGCTTTGGCGAAGGAATTACAAGTACCGGTGGTGGCATTGTCACAACTTAATCGTTCACTTGAACAGCGTGCGGACAAACGACCGGTAAATTCAGATTTACGTGAATCAGGAGCAATTGAGCAGGACGCAGACCTGATCATGTTTCTGTATCGCGACGAAGTTTATCACCCGGATAGCGAAATGAAGGGCATTGCCGAGGTGATTATCGGTAAGCAACGAAATGGCCCAATTGGCACGGTGAGATTGGCTTTTAACGGCCAATACTCACGGTTTGATAACTATGCTGGTGCTGACTGGCAAGAGGATTATTGATGCAACGGAAACTAACTAAGCGTAATAAAAATTGGTTGAGCGACATGCTGAAAAAAGCCAATCGCAACCATATGTACCTCAACGACTGGCTATCAATTAAAGGTAATCTCAGTGATGCAAAAATGATCGACAGACATGTTGCGCGCTATGGTGTTTCACTTGTCTTAGAAAAGGCTGAATTAGTATTTTCGGAATATTATTCCATTCCGCAAATTAGCTCCAAAGGAAAAATATGTGGCTATGTGCTCAAACATAAAAGCAAGCTGGATGAGCTTTTAGTCAGGGAAAAGGAGACGCAATGAACATCCTGATCATTGGGCGAAAATTTGAAGCTATCAGTGATGTGAAAACATATACGGAAATGTGGGCTTACAACCTGGCCTGCGCCTTTAGTGAGGCTGGGGTAACATTGCAATACCATCGTCCATATTCCCCTGGCGTCGAAAGCCCCGAGGATTATGTTGAAGCTGTGTTGACTGCTGCGACAGCATGTTCTGCGAAGGCCATTTTGGCACCAGGATTGAGGTATTTTACTACGGTACCCAGGGAAATAGGCATGCAACTGTGTCGCCGATTCTCTGGATGGGTAGCCCAGGTATATGACGGTTCTATGCTGGATTCGGCACCAGTCGATATTACTTTTACTGTCCGCGATGATACCTGGCGGTACCTGGATAATCCCGGTCGGTTAGAACGTCATAATCGCTTTAACAAACATGTTGGATGGGCAGCGAATCAGGAGCTGTTCCATCTGGAAACCAAAACGGACGATGTTCTGCGTATTTTTGTAGACCACGCTGCATTTGATGTTAGTGGTTTTGATCACTCCTTAAGTATCCTTATGAACCTTCAGCGTCTGACCGTTCCGTATGAGGCCAGAACGTTGACTGATGACGGATTGGTTACCATTGATCCGGGGAATATTTCGGTAACTCCATACAGGCGGACGCCGGTGCCAGCAACCGAATTTGCAGCTGAATTGCGTAAGAGTGACGTTTTTATCGTTACGCATCCCGAAAGCCTTGGATTAACTGTACTTGAGGCGGCAATGTGCGGGGCGTTGGTATTAACGCCTCCCGATTGCCTTCCGCCAGATCGCCTGGCTTTGGTGAACCATATGGTTATCAAGTCGCGGATTGATTGGGATGAGGTTATTGCTCGCGTTGATCGCGTGAAAAATGCTGAAAAGGTCCAGTGTCACACCTGGTCGGCAATTGCGGAAAAGATGCTTGAGACGTTTATCACGCAGAAACCGTCGTGCGGTAACGGATAAAAAATTGAACCCGTCATAACAGAAAAGCCCGAACGCCGGGCTTTTCTTAAGCCTTGTCAACAGAGACTTGAGCGGCTTTTATGGATAGATTCCCGCTGGCCTCTATCGCCATACTTCCCCCCGCCTTCAGGGCGACATCCGCGCCTGACTTTATATCGAGATTTCCTGCGGAAGAGATGAATGCCGGACCTTGAGAAATGGCATATAACTCCCCGGCCTCGTTGAACCCGATTGTTGTTCCACTTTTCAAGTGCGTAACGGCCCAGGCTCCGCCCGCCGTCCGGACCTCCATTAGTCCGTTCCGCGACGAAATAAAGTCTTTTTTGGCGCTGGTTGATGGTTGTGCTGGTGCACCTTCGACTTCAGGCGGTACATAGCCTTCACCTTGTCCTGACGCTTCAGGCGGCACATTGGGAGCGCCACCGGATGCATCCTGTGCATAACCGATTATCAATGGCCATCGAGAATCCCCATTGTAGGGAAATTCTATCCATACTTTATCGCCGGGCAGAAATGGTGAAAACGTGTTTGCATTGGACAATATAGCTTCTGCCCACGGCAATGAAGCATCTGGTAACCCATCCATCATGCCGACAACACGTATTTGTGTACGCATCAGACCTTTAGGGTCATCGACGCTTATCACTACAGCCCGATACTTCCCTGTCAAACTACCCATTCACCACTCCTAACTGTGCACGGCTGACAAAACGAAAGCGGTCTTCGAAATGAGTCACGGACATCACTATCATTTTGTCAGGGATAGATTCATCGAGTTCTCCGTCACCTGCCGTGTTATGCACGACAATTTTCAGCGTCGTACCCGGAGTTAGCGCGGCATTTCCTTCCACCAGCATATCGAGGCGGGGGAGAATGAATTTGTTGTAGTTCGCCAGCGCGGTAGGATCGGGATTGCTCGTAAATTTAATGGGGTCTTCCTGGTTACCTGAGTAAACCACACCTTTGGTCATGTCATAACTGGCCATTCTGTAATTGTGGCGGCGCTGGTATTCATAATCGGCATTCAGGATGTTGAACTGACTAATTGTAAATCCGGATGTGTTGGGATTGGCGGACTCATAAGTAAGCGATGGAGCGGCGTTTGCCATTTTTTCCATACTTTTAAAATTGATCGTCCCCCTGGATGCCCAGCACATAGAACCGGTATCCCGGGCTATCTCCTGCAATACCTTGGTCGGTTTTTCTCCAACATTTAGGTGGTATGTGGATGTTTTTCTGAATGAGTCAGCATTTACCTTCAGACCAGGGGCAAGAGAGGAAACTACGGCTGATGGTGGCTTATCAACAAAATACTGTGCGCTGGTGGACGGAACTTTTAATAACCGCACCGGGTTACTAAACGCGTAAATCAGTACAGTATCGTCCTTGCGCGGCGCTTTAAGAACAAAGAACTCTTCCGAGAAGAGGATGCCGCCATGACCTTCCGGATCACCAAGTGAAACTGTCAGTATTGTACCAAATTTCACCCCCAGCTTATTGACCACGTAAGCCGTTGAATCCCTGATCATGAGCATAAGCTGGGGACCAGATAGCTCCCCAGGTTCGACATAGGTACATCCTACGATCATTTCGCGAGGGATTTCGTTCTGCCCAATTGAAACAGATTGCAGGAATAGCTGAGTGCGTTTTGAATCAGTTTCCGGGGCTGTGGTGGTCTTTGTGGCCATCTCATTCCTCCAGAATTTTCGCTTTTACCGTTATGGTGCCGGTGGTTTGCTGCATATAAGCCAGGATAGGTAGTTCCGCCACAACGGTGAGGTTCAATCCAACCGCGAACAGCCTGTTGTCGGCGGTGCCGGTGGTCAGATCCTGAAATGCGATTGATTTTTGCCCTTCTATGTAACAGGTAACCGGTATCTCATAACCGCCGACATTGGCAGTGTGAGTGAAAGATGCCTGCCCGAGGCTGGCATACATTCGTAGCCAGAATGCTAATGCAGTTGTAACCATCCCAAGAGATTCCTTCTCGTCACTGGCTATCCATAGCGAATATTCCAGTGAGAAAGGGATAGTCGATACCAGGGCTTCAATCTCATCATTTTCATTGGTGACATGCCCTTCATCGTAATTATCCCGGCACAGTTCACCTTCATAAATTGAAAATGCGGGAGAACGAGACAGATTCACAAGCGGCATTGCCAGCTTATTTACCGGGCCAGCAGAGGCTGTATCTTTGCGCCCGGCGCGATCGGCTTCAAATGACGACAACCACTCCTTCACATCACTAAAAGTGCCGAGCGTTATGCGATCTCTTGGTGTGCGTTTCAGGAACTCCCGGAACGACTGGTTAATGCGATCATTAAAGCTGACAACTTGTGAGTCGAACGCTTCGTTTAAAGCCTGTGCGAGCGCCGAATCAATGCCATCAATAGTGGCAAATTCCAGCTTACCAGTTGGAGTAAGACCTTTTTTCTTAAAGATGGCCAGTAGCCATTCCTGATTATTCAGAATCACCGATGAAATTCCCTTCAAAGGCGCGTGAAGGCACGCAATAAAACAAACTGCCTACCCTGGCAGTGCCGTAATTGAATATTTTATGGATGTACCAGAAGCGGCGAATGGTTGTGCCGTCTGACAGCTGTTCCAGCCATTCGAGCATAGAACCCACTGGCACATTGACGGCAGCTAACCGAAGGATTAAAGCACTGTCGCTAATTCCCGTATTATCACTGCCGTCGTATAGCGCGTAGAAGGCGTCCATCTCATCCGGGCAGTCGAGGGCCGTTATCAGTTCTGGATCCTGATAGTCATATATGCGTTGGTTCGGTTCTATTATTTCAGGTGCCGTTTCAGGTGCATTTTTGTTTCTGTAAGGTATTGCGCGATACAGAACTGCATCGAATGAGTCAGGGTCTAGCTTGATTGCTTTGAGCCAGTCCATCCGCACAAGGTTATTAAAAACTGCATGACCTTGATAACGGTGGCGCACACCAGAATCACTAAGCAGGCCGTGATCCAGATTGGGAAGGTGATTGTCCTCCACAGGATCAACAATATTACCAACGTTAACACCATCGGTTTCGATTTCAGCATCAATATCTTCCTCTTCAATCAGTTCAGAACCTTCGCCTGGAATATCCGGATCCGATTCGGTGTCCGGGAGGTTATCACCAGTCACTTGTTGTGATGGTTCTGTGTCCTCAAACATGTCATCAAAGAAACCAGCCATCGATTATCCTTTCCGTTTACGGGCTTCGTTAATTTGTGTCTCAAGAATGCTTCGCGCCTGCGCAGTGGCAGCGGCCTTGTCCATTCCCTGACTCATGAAAAACTTTATGAGGTTGTTCGCCTGCGTTTGCAGGGCTTTTTTGAGAGCGTCGGCTTCAGCGCGAGCCTGGGCTTCCCTCACCCGCGATGCTTTTAGTTCGGCATTCTTCCTGTTTGCCGTGGTGCGAGCTTTTTTTAACAACCGGCGAACGTTGTCCGTGGCGCTATCTTTTGCGCGTAGTTTTTTGCCTAATGCATCCTGAGATTTCAGATACAGCTCATACTCACGCGCAGCTTTAGCCTGATCCGTCGTTGTTGTCCGGTTGCGCGCGAGCGATTTAGCCAGTTCACCTTTGAAATAGGTTGTTGTCTTCCGCTTGTCATCGCCGAAGGCTACCTGTTCAGCTGCTTTTTCCAGGGCAATAATGATGGCCTTGTGCCATGTGGGAGACTGAAAACGTGTCATAGCGTGCAAAACATGTTTGCAAGCCACACCAGTCAGATCAGGGTTGCGGATTTTGGGGAATGCATACTCTTTTGGCGGCGCGACAGCATAGTTACCAGCCGTGGCCATATAACGATACCAGTATTGATGGCGTCCACAATCACAGTCGAAAGATACCCGGCCCTTGCAGAGATCGGCAGCGATTCGGGCTTTTTTCGCACCGTCTTCAGCAATTTCCTCAACGGCTTTATCCCATTCCTCAAATCGAATTCTGACACGGTGATGCTGGTGGACCGACTCATCCGAGGCATTAACAGATATCAATGCAAGGTTGTGTTTTAGCCCGAGGAATGTCGCGGCTTTGATCCCTGTGCCATCAGAAACTTTGTTGTTAGCGCGTTTTATATCAATGCTGGTGGACTGCGCCACCAGCTGAGCATAGGTAATGCCTGGTACCGTGCTCTTGAATTTGGTTTTATGAGCCTGCCTTGAGGTGTTGAAACTGCGTATATCTTCGGGCGTAAAGTAGGTGCCATCTTTCTTTTTCCCAAGGCTGAGGAATGCCTCAAGTTCGCGGTTACGCATCCCCATAATCCTTGGGGTGAGTGTACGCCGCGCGTTTCGCCGATTCTGACGCTGCTGTTTACGGATAAGATCGAAGACCTTGTTAAAGTCTTTTGCACTTAATCCATCAGTCTGATAGCGACCAAGGTTGTCGCGAGCATATTCAGTTGGCATTCATTTCCCTTACGCAATGGATAATGTCCCTATCACCTGGCCGTCATATTGGAAATGGCGAATCATTTCGCGGATCCATGTGGCAGGTGGGAGTTTTAATTTTTTGCCAACAGTCATACCCTGAGACTCATCCTCAAGCCCGGCGGCGAGCGTCACAACCCAGCGTAGCTCTGCTATGCCCCACATACGGTAAGCCAGCAAATCCGGGCGATATTGCTCATCGGGAAGAACGTAATAAATCGTCAGATTCTTGTCGTTCGATTCACACATAAGCATCACCTCTTTGCGCAGCTCTGCCCTGAGTATTGGATCGGCTATGTTGCGGTCGTCATACCGCGACAGAGGATATTGCCGGGTGCTTTGGGTTGTAGTGATTGATGTAGCCATAGTCAGCCTGCCAGAAATAGATGATGGTGATTCTATCGCTAGTCATTTGTTGAATATTTAACTCAATAAAAGAAAATTATTAGTGCAATTTTGATTGTGAAATGTATCATTCTGCCCTTAAGTAGGTTCTTCACGAGGAAACAAAATTGGCAGAACGTGTTGATGATGCAGAGCTGAGCATGAATCAATTAGAAGCTCTCAAAGACATGGCCATCGATAACATCAGAAAGCAGGCACAGGTCGTGAGCCAGGTATTTACAGGGAAGTGTCGTTACTGCAATGAACCGATCGAATCAGGCATCTATTGTGACGCTGAGTGTGCGCAATGGCACAGGGAAGAGCAGGCCGCAAAACAGCGTAAATATGGCATGCGACCGGCAGGATTTGACTGATTATGTTGCGCTTTACTGAGGAAGAGTTTCAGGCTTTTAGTGAGCGTCGAAATAAGGGGCGGTCCAGGCCAAAAACCAAAAAGGATCCATTCTTATCGCTTGCGCCGGTAAAAGAAGTTTCTCCACATGCGAAGGCACTTGCAGCACTGGCAAAGAACCCAGACCTGCGCGACGGAAATTGCGAGCACTTCGAGCAGGTTTTCATTTTTGATTACTTCGAACGCAAGCACCCTGACATCTATGAGCTGTTGCATGCAACGCCTAACGGAGGGAAACGTTCAAAAGCAACCGCCGGGAAAATGAAGGCTGAAGGGCAGAAAAAAGGTTATCCGGACATGAGTCTCGATAAAGCATGCGGTATTTATCACGGCATGCGAATTGAGCTTAAAGAACCAAATGGTAAAGCCCCGACGAAAGAGCAGATCGCCTGGATGCGCAGGCTTATAGAGGAAGGTTACTACGTCGTTCTTGCGTATGGTGCAGAACAAGCGATAACCGCCATCCTGGAATACATGAGCCTTAAAAAGGGTGAGGCTATTGAGCATGTATTGAACGGTGACAAGTGGTTGTACGCTACGTGAAATAATAAATTAATTAGTGCATATGTGTATCTTTGATACAGCGCACATTAACATCGGGAGAATAATCGTGTCATCCAAGGCTAATTATGAATCGCTGGCATCGATCATGCCGCGTAATGAACAGGAAGCAGATGCTGTAGTGGACCCGGTAATCGCTGAAATGAATGCTCGCCTGGAGGCTGAATTTGCAGCTGAGAATGAACATACCACCCAGGGCGACTAGGACTGTTTTTTGTGTCGGTAGCGGTCCGTCACTCACTCGTGAGGACTGTGCTGCTATAGAAAAAACTGGCTGTTCAATCATCGCGGTTAACAATTCCTGGCAGATGTTCGATGACATTTATGCCTTATACGCCGGTGATTTGTCATGGTGGAAGCAATACGGATCCACCATACCGGGAGGGAAATTCCGCAAAGTGACAGCCAACCTGGCGGCGGCGAAATCATTTTCGTTGGAGTACAGGCGATATTGTGGACCGGCGGAAGGGGTAAATAGCGGCGCGCAGGCTATCAGTCTGGCTGCTGAATCAGGGGCTGAAGTAGTTGTATTAGTCGGCTATGACTGTTCTCTGCAAAACGGCCTTCATTGGCATGGCGCGCACCCTCAAGCCCTACGGAATCCAACGCAGGTGTCTATTTCAAAATGGCAACAGCAGTTCCTGGATACCCGCAAAAAACACGCAGATTTACATATTTTGAATGCAAGTAGGAGCAGTGCAATTCAATGTTTCCCAAGAATAAATTTAGAGGCAGTGATCGCGTTATTATCGTCGGCAGTGGCCCAAGCGCCGCAAACTTTGTTGCGCCGCGCGGAGTGCCGATTATAGCGGTCAATGGGGCCATCGACTGGCTGAACCGCGCTTCTTATTTTTTCACACTTGATCCATCGCCAGACAATATGCGGCGCGTTGGTCGTGGCCGCCGTCGCCGTGGTGTTTGTTATTGCATGGCACTACCCGATGTTAAAGAACGTGAAGTCAGAGACGGCGTTCTGTGCTTCCGTCGTGTGGCTGAACGTGGCATGGAGCCAAAAAATACGAATTCTCCCGAGTGGTGGGCGTGGCGCTGGTCCGCACATTTCGGACTTTGCGAAGATGAGAATGAAATTGCCAGCGGCAATAGTGCATATGGTGCTCTGAACCTGGCTTTCCATATCGGATTCAAACATGTCGCCCTGGTGGGCGTTGACGCTACACAAGAACCACGCGTTCACTCCGGCGGCACGCCAAAAAATCTAAGTCACCTGCCTTTGTTATTCCAGTCTGCGCGTGAACGGATTGACGTTGTTTCATGCGGGAAAATGGGAGGTATTCCGCAGATGACTCTTAAAGAATGGCTGAAGAATACATGATGGCACCCACAATTTATCACCGTATCGACGGTACCAAATACAGGAATGTCTGGGTTGTTGGTGATCTGCATGGTTGCTACACCAGACTGATGTCCGAACTCCATCGTGTGGATTTTGACCCGGCGCAGGATTTACTGATATCGGTCGGCGACCTTATCGATCGCGGTACTGAAAATGTCGAATGTCTGGAACTATTGCAGATGCCCTGGTTCAGGGCAGTGATGGGGAACCATGAGCGGCTGATGATTGATGCGTTAAGTCCAGATGGCAACGTGAATAACTGGCTAATGAATGGCGGACAATGGTTCTTCATGCTGGACACTGATCAGGAAATATTAGCCTGGGCGCTGGTGGAGCTGGTAAAGCGTCTGCCCTATATCATTGAGTTGAACACCGGGCAAGAAACTATCGTTATAGCCCATGCCGACTATCCGGATAATGAATACCAATTCGGTAAGGAGGTACCGCTTTTCAACGTTGTCTGGGCGCGCGAGCGTATCAGTGATTCGATGGATGATATTGGTGGCGAAATTTCGGGCGCAGATCGTTTTATCTTTGGTCACACTCCGGTGAAAAGCCCGAAGACATTCTGGAATCAGCAGTATATCGACACTGGTGCCGTATTTTGCGGAAACCTGACATTGATGAAAGTGAAAGGTGATGGTGCAGCATGAAGATTGCTTTAGTTCTTCGCTCTGGTGGTGACTATAACGCTTCCGATGTGCAGTGGCTGGTTAATCAACTGCCAAAAGACTATGAAATTATTTGCCTGACAGACCTGAAGTGTTTACATGTACCTGGCGTCAAAGTTATCCCATTGATCAACCAGTGGCAAAAGTGCCGTGGCTGGTGGGCGAAAATCGAGTTGTTCCGACCGGATATAACCGATGATCTGTTCTATCTGGATTTGGACACGGTTATTGCCGGTGATATACGCCCAATCCTAGAGCATCCACCAACCAGCTTCACCATGCTTAGGGATTTTTACCATCCACAATATCGTGGCAGCGGTGCCCTGTGGATACCAAATAGTGTTAAAGCGCATATCTGGAGTTCATTCTGGCAAGATCCGGAAGGTTGGATTTCTCGTTGTGTCACTACTGAGTGCTGGGGTGACCAGGGGTTCTTACGAAAGGTTATGGGCGATGATACACCAGCATTTCAGGATCTGTATCCAGGATGGTTTGTAAGTTACAAGGCCGATGTTGTGGAACCTGGTTCAAAATATGCGAGCGCGCGTTACTCCAGGGGGAATGGGGCATTACCAAAAGACTGCCGAATAATCTTTTTCCACGGCAAACCGCGACCTCGCGAAGTGTCAGAGGATTGGCTTCCCCTTATCAGCTCATTTTTTGAGCGAGAATCAGAATAATATTGCTCTAATAATTCCATATTTTTAAAACGTGATGTACACTCATCACGTTTTTTATTAGAGCAATCTACAAGGTGCACTATGTGGCCATTCCGACGGAAATATCACTACTGGCTGATCGCCTTTGTTACGCCGACCGGCGGTATCAGGCATGTCATCACCAGGTATCGCAACAAGAGACTCACCTTAGCCAGAATTTTACAGGCTGCCATAGGTGAGGGACTGGATACAAATTGCGTAGTCCTTCCTCCTTCATACTTAGGAAAAATGACCGAAGCACAAGCTAATACGGAACTTTGAAATGATCACTTCAGCACAAAACCAATCAATCGAAAATGTATCTATCCCTGACGTCCTGAATGCCGGTATCCCGGCCATTATCCAGAACATCCGGGCCGCGCAACGCCGCGTTAGTTGTGATGACCTCACAGCGCGTTTTTTTGATAATGCGGTTCAGTCAGCGGAGATGCTTCACGCACAGCTTATTGATGTTTATAACGCAGAAGCTGATAGCCATAACTCCCTGGTAGATGCAGCTGAAAATATGCAGTTGGATCTCGGTCTGAAGGGTAAAGAAATTGAAGAGCTTCAGCTACAAATTGAACATTTGAAACGCCAGCAACAGGACGCGATCGACGATGCGACGCATGACGCCAACCAGCGTGCTGATAATGCCGAACGTATAAGCATTGAGCTGGAAACAAAACTCAATGAAATGACCGCGATGGTTGAACTGCGGAACTCACAGATTTCAACGCTAAAATCTCAATATAAAGAGATCATGAAACTTGATCCTTTTAACCTTGAGAAACGCTATAACAAAGCTAAAAGCGAGCGACAGGAACTGCGTAAGCAGGTCGCCGACCTTAACCAACAGCTCAAAAAAACTATTAAAGATGCAAGCGAAGCGCGCGTGGCATTTGCTAATAAAAAAGCAGAGGTTACCGCGCTGGTTAATGAGAATGCCAAATTTGCGACGCTCAAGAAGGAAATGTATGGCATTACTGAGCGCCGTTTCCCTGCAAGCAAACTTCATCCGACGTTAGGGCAAATCTCCTTCTTCCCGCGCCTCCTGGCTTATGGGATCTCATCGCCTAAAGAGTTCAATAACGAGCGTCCTTATATCGTTTCTAAGCTGGACTTTGCTTATCAGTTCTGCTGCGACATGGGCTATGCCATTGATATCCGAATCAACGAATGGTTGATGCCAAACTTCCAGCCGTTGGCAATTTTCCGCGAGTTCCAGCCGGAAGGTTGGGTAGAGTTCTTCCATGAATTGATCTGTAAAGAGATGGAAAGCCGCCGCCCGGAACTGGTCCGCCGTGTCGAGTGGGCGCAAGAGGTTATGTTGGCAGATGCAGAGCTGCCGTTCGAACCGGAATTTATTGATGATCTGGCAGCTAAAGGGCTGCATACCCTGTTTGATGTGGTTACCCGCCGTCATGAGCAGTTGGTTGTCGAATTGGGTTTAGAGGAAACAGCGGCAAGAAGACTTCTCGATGTTTGCTATGCACGTAGCGATGCATGGGAAAAAGAGAACGGCGGCACTATTTACGTTCGCTGACAGTTACAGTGTCACTTTTAATGCTGGTGGAGTGCGCCCACCAGCATTTTTTTCGTCCAATGAGGAGGGCATTTGAGTATTTTCAATAAACACGCACACCAGGAACGTCCGTATATCGTCATAGTTGATATTGATGGAACAATATCAGAGGCAACTGAAGACAGACTGCATTTGCTTCCGCCACCAGGTAAAGGTGCATTAACAAAGGACTGGAACGAGTTTAATCTCGCCTGTGACACCGATACTCCCATCACTCCAGTTATTGATATGGTGCGCCAGTTATTTAACGTTTACACGGTCTGGTTTGTAACCGGGCGCTGTGAGATCGCAAGGGATAAAACACGAGCCTGGCTGCGGAAGTACGTAACAAACGGGGCAGAGCCTTTGCTATCTATGCGTCCTGCCACCGATGACAGAAATGACGGCCCAGCAAAGATTGATCTCCTTAAGAAAATTGGTCTAAGTAAAATCGCGTTCGCGCTGGAAGATAAGATTGAAGTGGCGCGTGTTTTCAGGAGGCACGGCGTGCTTACGTTAATGGTCAGGGAGTATGAAAACGCGCTTCTCCATCAACAATAATTGCTCTAATAAATATTGATTTTTAAAACAGAGGAAGTGAAAATAAAAACATGCCGCAAGGCGCGGCATGTATCCAATCAATCACAGGAGCTGAAAATATGAACACGGCATTCAAAATCATTATGGCCGCGATCTATTTCTGGCTGTTCTCTATCACTTTTGGCGGCATCGTCGCACATGGGTAAGGGGGATGCATGAAAGGCGAAGTGAAAGAGCGCGGCATGATTTTTAACGATGAGATGGTCCGGGCAATTCTTGGCGGGAATAAAACACAGACTCGCAGGATTGTTGAAGAAAAATTCTATGGACGGGCAGTGGCCGCAGAGTTGCTTGCCAAGCATTGTCCATATGGTCAACCGGGCGATCGTATTTGGGTTCGCGAAACCTACCGGGTACATGGCAAAGCGACGGACGTCGCAACGCTGGTTTATCGCGCAAGCGTGCGTAACTCCTGGACAGAACAAACGCACCGGGTTCCGGTCGAGGTTTGTAATAAACCAGTATCAGAAAAGTGGACGCCATCAATTCACATGCCGCGCTGGGCATCGCGCATTCTTCTGGAAATTACCAACGTGCGCGTTGAGCGGTTGAACGATATCAGCGAATGCGATGCAAGGGCTGAGGGCGCACCAACAGAATCGACCCTCATTGGCGATAAGCATTACCCAGGTTTCCGTAGCCTATGGAAATCAATTTATGGCGAAGATAGTTGGAACGCTAATCCTTGGGTGTGGGTAATAGAGTTTGAGCGTATTCAGGGGGCAACCAGTGAGTGAGTCAAAATGCCAAATTAATGGCAACAAGATAGAACCGTGCGCGGCGTTGGCACAATCCCTGGAGCATGACGCTGAATACACGACGCGAAAAGGTCTGCTGAAATACAAAATCTATAACCATGAATTAATTCATTCACAAGACCTGATCATGCTGCGGTCTGGTGAATTTTCTAAATCGCCTATTCGAGTTTCATTTTGCCCGTTCTGTGGTGAAAGTCTGAAAACGTGGGAAGCGGAGGCAACCAGTGAATAACCGCTTTTACATGATGTGCTTGCGTGAAACTGTGGGTAATAACGCCTCATTCCATTGCCATAACGGCAATGGTTACAGTTCTGATATCGATCGCGCTCATGTTTACACGCTGGAAGAAGCCCAAAAAGCCTGGAATTGTGGACGAGATATCGATCAGCCTGTTTGCGCTGATAGCGTGGATGCAATGGCTGTGTGGCACGTTGATTGCCAGTACATCCCCACAGAAAGCCTGATTGAGTCAGATTGCACTGCGTATGTGGCCTACAAAAAAGGTAGCTGGAACGGCAACGATGTTTACTGGCTTCAACACGGTGGATTGCCAACAGATGACTTCAGTAAAGCGACCATCTTTAGCGTCGCCAACAAAAACGAACCAGGAATAGTTTGGTTGCCATTTTCCATTGCTGATGCAGCAAAGCGTCGGACGTTCAATATCAATAACTTTAACCGCAGAACAATGGTTCAGGGCGCAGGTTTGGTCATGCCTGACTGGTTGAAAGAGCAGAACAGAAGAAAGAAGTCGCGAAGCGGGAAGGTGCGTTGGAATTGTCCGCATTGCGGAAAAATAACCTGGCAGTACAGCCCATATGATTTTGAAGGCTGTAGTGATTACAACTGTGAAGGATGGCGAGAATGACAATTGACTATCAGGCACTGCGTGAGGCGGCAGTTGCAGTAGAAACAGAACCTATGCATCAAAATTTTGTGGCGTTTCGTATGGCGTTCACGCCATCGGTGGCACTGGCACTACTGGATGAAATTAAGCGGCTGGAAGACACAAATATTGATGCTATGTGCCGTATTGCAGAGCTTGAGACTAATCTCGCGGCGCTGGTGGCAGAGAACGCCGGACTGAAACACGCAATGGCCGTAACTCTTGAGCATGTGTCGGTCACGGATGCAGGGCAGGCCGGAGTTGCTGCAATGATTATCAACGATGCCCTGCACCACAGCGAAACTCCAGCTACCGATGCTTTTCTAGCTGAAGTGAAGACTGAAGCACGCAAGGAAGGCGCTTATTTTGTGGCGAACAGAATGCTGGCTGCCTGGGAAGCTGGTTTTATTGATGATACTGCGAAGAACGCCGCGGATATTGCCCGGATGATTCTTACCTCTACTGAGTTTATGGCTAATGCGCCGGAAGGCGATTTTGACCGCTCATTCTCTGATGGCGTTCTCGAAGATATCGCCGACCAGCTTCGAAAAGGAGGCAACCAGTGAGCAAGATTGACTATCAGGCACTGCGTGAGGCGGCGGAACGTGCAATTCCAGCAATGGAACGCCTGTTAATGTTGCCAGCTGATGATGATTTGTTAAGTGAACAGGAACTTAAAGATTACGGTGTGGATATTGATGCGCTCAACGCCTTCAAATTTCTGGCCGGACCAGAAACCGTGCTGGCACTACTGGATGAACGGGAAAGAAACCAGCAATACATCAAACGCCGTGACCAGGAGAACGAGGATATTGCGCTAACGGTAGGGAAGCTGAGAGTTGAGCTTGAGGAAGCAAAATCAAAACTCAACGAGCAGCGTGAGTATTACGAAGGTGTTATCTCGGATGGAAGTAAGCGCATAGCAGAACTGGAAGCGCGGGAAATAAAACCAGCCAAAGGTGAAGTTCTGGTCGTTGTATCTGGTTTTACTGGTTGCGGAAAAAGCGCCATTGCCGGGGAAATAGAAATCGCGATGAAGGCTATTGGTGTACCGGTTAAGTGGACTAATGGCGATGCAGAAAAGCGCATGACTGGCGCTGACTGGCTGACTGCGATTGAGATGTACAAACCAACTGTGCGCATCGTGGAAGTTAATGTGCCACGCGCCGCTGGAATTCGCACCAAAGGAGATGCAGGAGAGCAAAGCGATGAAAAACCGTAAAGCAAAGATTCTGTTAGTTCGTAGAAACGCTCCTGGCGTCTGGCAGTGGGTGAGACTCAGCAACCGACGGATGGGGTTGATGAAATATTACGGGATGATGGATTGTGGTTTTTGCAAAAAGCCCAGCGCGGCGCAAAACCGCTGGAAAAACCACTTGCGCACTAAAGGAGAGTGATATGGCTATCGCTGCAAGTTACACCATGCATCTCTATTGTGATTGCCTCCAGTGTACAGATGGCAAATATAAGTCGCCAGACTTCGGTGAGTATATAGGTACGTCATGGGCTGGCTGTGCAAAAGAGGCGCGCAAGGATGGCTGGCGAATAAGCAAAGACAAAACGCGTGCTTTTGCGCCCGGGCATAAAGTTTTGAGGATTAACAAATGACCACTTTAACCGACAAAGAACTGATTAAAGAAATCAAAGAGCGCATAGGTAGCCTGGATGTGAGAGACAATATTGAGCGCCGTGCTTATGAAATTGCTCTGGCATCACTGGAGGCAGAGCCAGTGGCAAAAATTATAGCTCACTACCCATTAGGAATTGACGTAGGCAAACAAAAGTTCGTACAGGCCATTGGAGAGCTTCCTGACTTTGGAGGACATCTATTCGCCGCTCCACCCGTTCCAGTAGTACCGGAAGAAAAACCAATGCCTAATCCTCTTAGCATGTACGCGGTTGATGCTGTTGCCGCTATTGCAGAGGTAAGAGGCTGGAACGCCTGCCGCGCCGCCATGCTTCAGTCCGGAAACTTTCGGGAAAACAAGAATTCGTCAACCAATAATTTTCGGGAAATCGCGGAAACGTCAACCAACTATCCGGTAATTCCTAGTGAGGTGTTGTCCGCAATCTTGAAGGTTGCCAAGATTCGTGCCGATTTCGATGATTTTGACGGTGACAGGCGAGGTATCGGTGATTGTCTGGATGAGGCTGAGCAAGAGCTTATCGTTACCATTAACAAATATGCCAGTCAGTTGGCAGCAGAACCTATAGCGCCTAATGACGTTCGAGAGCAGACAGCCATTCCGCAAGTTCCGGTAACTCCGGATGGTTGGATAAGCTGTAGTGAGCGAATGCCGGATACCAAAACAGCCGTTCTTGTTGCCAGGGAGTTTGACAGGAAAGGTGACTGGCGAATGAAATGGGCGACTTACATCCCGGGGCATCCTGACGCTAATGATGGGTGGGTAATACCTGGTGCGTCGTGGATTCCATCACACTGGATGCCGCTACCAGAACCGCCGCAGGAGGCGAAATGATGGATGTAAAAGAGAAGGTTTTGCAGGTGATGCGTTCCCGTGCTGCCCTACAAGAGAAAGCTCTCGGCGGTGAATATCCATTCACGATAGCAACCTGGAATCTGCGGTTGGCAATGGAGAAGGAATTTCCTGATGAAGAATGGCGCTCGGCAGATTTGCGCAAAATTCTTATGGAGCTGGCTAAAGACGGAACAGTATCCAAAGATACCCATGCCAGCCGGATTGGTCAGGCGGTATGGAGACTTGAGGTGCGGTAATGAGCTGGCCTGAAGCATTTGCGATTGTAGGCGTAGCTATGGCGATTGCCGCTATTTTTATCTTCTGGGGGTAACGATGGGAAAATTAACTTTTGTTGTCGAATTTGAGGATGGCAAAGAGCCACCTGTTAGCGCCAATCTTGATGTTGCTGGTGGCAGGCTGGTTTCGGTTCTATTTGGTGATTACCGCGACGACTTCTTTCAGCCTGAAGAAGTTGATGTAGTGCGAGAAGCATTAAACGAGCTAAGTGTTGATAACGATGATGCTCATGCGGAAATCATCAAAAAAATGGAACTGCTAACTCACTAAATTATCAATTATGGTGCTATCACCTACGACACCGAGAGAAAATTTATAATGTCAAAAGTAAATGTTTTGATTTTTTCAGCAATTGTTGGCTTTGGTTTTACTGCCGGAGTGCAGATTTATATTGCGTGGGAAAAAATCATCAACTACGCATGGAGTTGTTTTATTAAGTGAGGTAAGTATGTGGAGAGGTAATAGTCATGGCAAAAGCCAGATGATACTTACCGAATATCAGTTTGACCATAAAACCAATAAATCACGTTCAGTATATTTGCTTCGGCACAATAGCCGCGTAAGGAATACCGTGCTGGAGCAAAATCTGACTGTTGAAATGGATAATTACGGTGGCTTCAAGCCAACAATTTCGCTTGATGATTTTCCTCGTGGTTTAAGCGAAAGAGAAGCAATGCTGAAATTAGCAGAATGGCTACAAAGATTAAGCATTGCTATTGAAGATAACTGGTCTGAACCTTAAATTTATATGATGACACTAAAACATTTTCTTGACCGCCCATTATGGGCGGCAGCCGCAGGCTATGACTTTAATTATATGGATTGCATGTCTTATACTGCCAATGCATACGACCATTCGTTCAGCCTGCTGTTTAATTCTTTAAGAATATTGCCGGAAACAGAAGTTGGAGAGCTTCATTTATGGCTATTGGGCTTTATCGCGGCTGTCGTTGGTATTGCTGTATGGCCTTTTATTTTCTGGCTGGTGGCTGTTGTAGTGTGGTTTAAGTGCAAGACGTACCGGAGAAAGTATTTCTTAGGTGATGGAATGACTGATATTGCCAAAATGAACATTGAAAAATGGACTAAGGAATGTGAAAAGAAATGGCGCAAAAAGAAATGACCAGAATCACTGAAGAGCGTATATCAGAGATTATTTCCCGTATCGAAATGTATGGTCACGGTGCTGGATATACGGCAGATGAAGTATTGGCACTTGCCCAAATGGTTTTGGCGGCTTGCAAAGATGATAAAAAAATGAAGTTTATCGACTTGTTAGTGAAGGAGCTGCCTAAGTGCGGCGGGTGGCCTGATGGAATGAGTTATTGTTACCTACCCAGTGTCAATTTAATGGCACCATGCGCGACTTTTGCTTTTGGCTCAGACCACAAAAAAGACACTTTCTTTGGGCGCAATTTTTGTTGTGATATTGAGCTTCCAATTGGTGACCTTGATAGCGATGAATACCAGTCAGTTGTCACTCGCGAACAATACGAATCAGCTCTCATAGCGTCGCAGAAAGTCGAGTTCAATGGTGATGAACTTGAAAGTAAGACTTACAGGTTGGATTTTGGGCAATGGCTGGAACAGCAACGCGGGAAAATCGATGTGGACTGTGGTTGTGTGTCCACTGAAACATTCATGCACTGGCTGCGGGTAGCTTACGAGGCTGGCAACTATCCGGATATTCCGGATAGTTCGGTGCCAGCGCCAGGAAAGGGCGTCACCGGTGAACGTATCCGCATTAAGCCGCATGTTTATCGCGAACTGGTTAACCGTCTCCACGATACAGCGATCAAGTGTGCTGGCACCCAGCAATTACGAGAAAGAATTAGCCGTGTTTTGGGCGACGTTATTACGCCATATCATCATAAACAAGCCGAGAAAAGCGGTCTGGAAAGGTGTCATCTTGAGGCAGTATTAAACATTAAGCCGGGGCATACGCTTGGCATTATTGATGCACTGTTGGTTCATAAGATGGCCATGGCTTTATTGTCGTTGGTGGACGCTGGTGATACAAGCGAGGGTGAAGTATGAGAGTTGCAGATCACATCAAACACCTTGAAAGAATTATCGAAAACGGTGAACTCTTAAGAGATCAGATGAGACGCACGGCAGAAGCCAGGGAGGCGATAATCCGCAGTCAGGCTGGTAAATTAAAGCAATTGTCAGAGATTAACACGCTATACAAGAACAGACGTAACCGGGCGGTGATGCGGCTTCAGAAAGCACGTAATGAAATTAAATTGGTGGAGGCAAAACTGAAAAAACAGATCCAGCGTTACGATCAGCAAGATGCTTTTTATGCCGCCATCAAGGCGGCTGCTAATGAAATAGGCATCTGGAAGTTGCTGGTGGAGAAAGCAAAGACGAAGTTAAATGCCAACGAAAGCTGAACTACAGGTGCCCACCAGCACATACAGAAAATGATTGTTTCCACATCAAGGAGATTTTAATGTTTCACTGAAACATTAAGTAAGCCAGTGCATAATTCCATTTTTTACTGACCTTAAAAGCAAAATCAAAACGATGATGAGGATAATAGCCAGAATCTGGCTAATAATAGGCGCATCTAAAAATGCACTCAGGAACTGAAAAAAAGCGTTCATTCAGGTGGTTCCTTGTCAAATGTAAAGGTGCACTTGCTCACGTTGACGTAGAAACCCAACCCCTATATAGTTGGATTCGGTGAATGAAAGTCGTTAACGTGAGCTTACGGCACATGTTTTCGGAAAAACATCAGGGAACGGCTAATTCCTTGATGCGGGTGGGGTCTGTAATGCAGACCCTATCTATTAACGTCATGATTGCATCTCAAATTTTCTCCTTATCTTCAATTAATCTACATTCATTTCATCTGTTAGCCACCACAATATGTAGAAAATGGCCCTCTTGCAAGTGCATAACTTTGTGGATAACTCAGGAAGGAAAAAGTGGCTTTCGCGCACCTTCGGTCAGACAAGGTGTCCGGGAAAGTCAACGCAAAGAAAAAAATTGTTAAAAATAACGTTTGTTGGAATTGTATATTTCTATCCCCTTCAATGGTTAGCATTCTATTAACATCTTTTTTTAGAGACAGAAAAACATATCGTAACAACATATATACAGTATTAAGAGGCGAGTATTATCCTGCGGTGGGAATTCTGGGTGCTGTTAGATTCGACTTTCTCAGCAGGATTACATCGTCAACTTGCGACGTTGCCGTATGACTTTCGTGTAATAGGTGACAATGATGCGGCTAGTGAGTTACTTGTGAAGTTTTTCGGAAAAGGTTTTGTGGCCTCGGATCTTGATGAGCTACAGCAACATGAAGTGTCTAATTTGATTTTTAGCCATAGCCAATAAGCCTCCCTCCTCCATCAAGGCCACAATTTGTGACCTTAAACAATTTGTTTTCTGCTTTTTCTTATTTGAGGAAATAACGTTGTTGACAGCTAATAGGCTCGTTGTTGTTATACATGCCTGTATAGATTATGACCGTAAATTATTAGCGGATTTTAAGCCATATTCACCGTTGTAGAAATTACTCATGTTCCATTCATTAGGAAGTTCTTTTCTGTCCAATGTATAGTGGCGCACGATATAACGATCTTCATCTTCTTCGATGGACAGGCGGACATAGCCAATGTGAATCACCGATACGGGCGGTGTTCGTATTGCATAGATGTCGCGGAGATATACCGGCAGCTCGACAAATGCATCAGGTGCATCTGTGATGCTCGTTTTTTCACAGTATTCATATAACGCATCGTTGATATCGTTAAGAGATTCATGATCGTATATTTCCAGGTAATTACCGCGATCACGATGGTACTCGATTTTAGCCATTCAAAATCCCCTGTTATCGTTTTGCATTTCTCTAATCCGGTTCAGAACTACTTCGTGCTGGACTTGGATAGCGGCTTTTTCGTTTTCAAGCCGGGCAATAGACATCTCTAATTCTTTGCTGTACCAGGCGAGCTGGGCCAGGTTCATCCGGTTGTGGTCGAGAGTTGGAGACACTTCGACGCGATCCCTTTCTTCCTGCTTTAATGAGAAGAGATTTATCTCATCCCTTGAGGAAAATTCAGCAACAATTTCTTGTTGATGATCCGGTCGCTGCGGCATCCTCGCCAGTATAAATGGCGGTTCTTTTGAAAACATGAATGTCGGTTCAGACCGTGTTTTTACCCAGCTTGCCTGCTGTCTTTCGGCAAGTTCACAGGCTTCATCATAGTTATCTGCCAAACAAAGCACGGATGGACGGTCCCACGCCCCACCATTCAGACAATAAACTACAATTTTCCCGTCAGGTTGTGTAACCCCATATGGATGGTCCCACCAGGCGTCCAGCTGAGCTTTAGAGCGTTTCTCGTTAGGAGTGCAGTCAAAATTTTTGGGCAATACAGGATCGAGAGGAATGCGATTAGGCATAGCTAATTCCTTATTAACTGATTGGCAACGAGGTTACGCTGATCCGTTGGTGATGAATAGTAGCAAAGAGCACAAAATCATCAGCGGTGGTTGATGTACGTAACGCGTTTGCACCAAAGGTGTCTCTTTAATGTATACTGTATAAATGAACAGTATTATTGAGGTGAAAACGCTATGGGCTTCCCTTCTCCTGCGGCGGATTATGTTGAAAGCCGAATTTCTCTTGATCAGCAACTAATCAGGCATCCATCAGCAACCTACTTCATGCGGGCAGCTGATAGCCATCACCGTGAGGGAATATTGCAGGGTGCTTTGCTGGTGGTTGATTCCTCGCTTACTCCGGTTGATGGTTCTCTGCTTGTGTGCGCTATGGAGGGTGAATATCGCATAAAGAGATACAGGAAGTATCCGCGCCAGCACCTGGAGGATTTAAGCACCGGGAAGAAAGAGGCGTTACCAGTAGATGACGATGGATGCACGGGCAGTAATGCTGTTTTTGGTGTGATCACTCATGTCATCAATGATGCCCGAAGTGGGGAGTTTGATGATTGTCCGGTTATTTAAGCTGCAAAGGGCTGGTGCTTTATGCCTGTGAGGTTTATAATTGTGTACACATAACGAGTACACGAGGTGTTTATGCAATCCATTAACTTCCGTACCGCGCGCGGCAACCTTTCTGAAGTGCTCAACAATGTTGAAGCCGGGGAAGAGGTTGAAATCACCCGCAGAGGCCGTGAGCCAGCAGTAATTGTCAGCAAGGCTACTTTCGAAGCCTACAAAAAAGCGGCGCTGGATGCTGAATTTGCATCCCTGTTTGACACCCTGGACTCCACCAACAAGGAACTGGTTAACCGATAATGAGGCATATATCACCGGAAGAACTTATTGCGCTTCATGATGCGAATATAAGCCGCTACGGCGGCCTGCCTGGCATGTCAGATCCGGGCAGGGCAGAGGCCATTATCGGGAGAGTTCAGGCCAGAGTTGCCTACGAAGAGATCACCGACCTTTTCGAAGTCTCCGCCACCTACCTGGTGGCTACAGCGAGAGGGCATATATTCAATGATGCCAATAAGCGTACCGCGCTAAACAGCGCGCTGCTATTTCTACGCCGTAACGGGGTGCAGGTATTTGATTCACCTGAACTGGCAGACCTTACTGTAGGCGCTGCGACTGGCGAGATATCTGTATCTTCTGTCGCCGACACGTTACGTAGATTGTATGGTTCTGCGGAGTAGATTAATGGCACGCAAATACAACAAATTGTCCCTTGAAGCGTTAAAGATGCTTCTTGATGGCGTGAGTCGCCGCAAGGTAAAGCAATACCTGGTTGGTAAGCAAATTGGAGTCAGGACCGCTATTGCTGTGTTATGCCGTCAGGAAATGGTTGTGCTTAAACAGAGAATGCCGGGCAGCAGATAAAGCCCAATCAGTGATTAAAGGTGTGATGTGAAAGCCGTAATTACTCCCTTTGTACAGAAAGAGCTTGGCCTCGCCACGTTCAAAGTGGATCAGGAGGTCAGAAAACTGGTGGAGGCTGGCCGTAAATTTATCATGGAGCCGGTGCCGCGTGAGTTAATCGAGCACATGGAAGACGGCCTCGTTGTTACCGAGCAAACCATGGCAACAAATGAGGCGTTGCAGCCGTTTTTTAACAGCGATGAACTGTTTCGCCGTATTGGTGGAATTGACGCGCTGGTGGCGTGGTTGCGTAGGAAAGAGGGTCAATGCCAGGCCGCAGATCGTAGTTGGTGTGACAACCATATTGTCCACGCTGAACGAGACAATAGCGCGGTGTTGTTGTGCTGGCATCACGATAACCATTACCGGATGCGTGGTTTTAATGAGCTGAAAGAAACGCTGCACAATAATCGCGTTAACTGGATACTGGATGTCGCCCGTCAGGAAATGGGCCTTTCAAATAGCCATGATTTAAGTATTCAGGAGCTGTGCTGGTGGGCTTTCATGCGCAACATGATGCACCTGATGCCGGAAGAAGTCTGCCGCATATCAATAAATAAGATGAAGGCTACTCCGCAGGATAGCGGACCTCTGAAAGAGGCGGATATTCGCCCGTATGACGATCGCGCTACAGCATATGTTCAGATGATGGAAGAACGCGCCGCGCCGATGCGTGCAAAAGTATGCCCTGTGGATGTTGACTCCGACCCAGGTATGGCGCATTTCAAAATACCAAAACTTCAATCGCTAAAATTGCCCGAGTACATGGACTTTGTGGCTTCCCGTCCATGCTGTGGCTGTGGAGCTGCGGGAGCTGGCGCTCACATTACGCCTTATATCGTTCGTCATAGTCGATTATGCGCGCATGACATTTATGCTATTCCTCTGTGCCAGTCATGCCAGCGTGATATTGAGCGTGACCGCGATAATTGGGAGAAGACGCACGGTAGGCTGGCGATGCATCAACGATTGTTCTTTGATTACGCGCTTGGAGTCGGCGCTATCACAAGTCACTCGTCGAGCGTTAGATAAAATTGCTCTAATGTATTGCTATTTCTTTAATCGAGGGTATTATATTCCACGTTGATTAGTTGACATGGGCTAATCAGTAGGTGACAGGATGTTACTTAACTGGCAGGGACGCCACTTCATGGAAATAAATCACTCACGAATAACATCGTACGAGATTGCGGATTACATGATCCGCACTAAATCTCTTCTATCAGCGAAAGAACTCGCAGCAATTCTTGAAAAGGAATACCCGCATCTGGATGTCGATAAGCGCGATGTTTATCTGCGCTTAAAGGCTATCGCTGTGTCTAAGTATTCGTCTGTTTTGATTGATGACAGTACACGCCCACGTAGATTTCAGATCCACTCTCTGAATCCTGAATTCTTTCGCCGCAGCCGCGCTCCGCGCCGGTTTGATGAAAAACTCCAGAACGAACTCTATATGACGCAGGACGAAAAGGAACGCCGGGAGCACCAGCCTTGGGTGATGGCGCGTCAACTTTTCAATAAGGTGGTCCGTCAGCACCGTCATTACGGTAATGCCACATCCGCACGTATCTGATTGATTGCTTGCCCGTTCCGGGCCTTTTGACATGTGACTTTCGTTACCCTCGCGTCAAAAAGAGTTTTATACGAAAGGAAGCATAAGTGACCTGGGACGATCACAAGAAGAATTTTGCTCGCCTGGCGCGAGATGGTGGTTACACCATCGCACAATATGCCGCCGAGTTTAATCTCAACCCAAACACCGCACGTCGTTATCTCCGTGCATTCAAAGAAGACACCGGAACAGCGGACAGCCGTAAGCCAAATAAGCCTGTCAGAAAACCACTAAAAAGCATGATCATTGATCACGCTAATGATCAACGTGCAGGTGATCACATTGTGGCTGAAATGGCTGAAAAACAAAGAGTTAATGCTGTTGTCAGTGCCGCAGTCGAGAACGCGAAGCGCCAGAATAAGCGCATAAATGATCGTTCTGATGATCATGACGTGATCACCCGCGCCCACCGGACCTTACGTGATCGCCTGGAACGCGACACCCTGGATGATGATGGTGAACGCTTTGAATTCGAAGCTGGCGATTACCTGATAGATAACGTTGAAGCGCGGAAGGCCGCGCGCGCTATGTTGCGTCGGTCCGGGGCTGATGTTCTGGAAACCACTCTTCTGGAAAAGTCTCTCTCTCATCTCCTTATGCTGGAGAACGCCAGGGATACGTGTATTCGCTTGGTTCAGGAAATGCGCGATCAGCAAAAAGACGATGATGAAGGAACTCCGCCTGAATACCGTATCGCGAGCATGCTAAACAGCTGTTCCGCGCAGATAAGCAGCCTGATCAACACCATTTACAGCATCCGGAATAACTATCGAAAAGAAAGCCGGGAGGCGGAAAAGCACGCTTTGTCTATGGGGCAAGCTGGCATTGTTAAGCTGGCATACGAACGAAAGCGTGAAAACAACTGGTCAGTGCTGGAGGCAGCTGAATTCATCGAGGCGCATGGAGGGAAAGTACCGCCCCTGATGCTGGAGCAAATCAAAGCCGATCTGCGTGCTCCTAAGACCAATACCGATGATGAGGAAAGGCAAACAGCCGTCGGTGGCCCTTCTCTTGAAGATCTGGACAAAGTTGCGCGAGAACGGGCCGCCAACCGCCGCGCCGATGCCGCATTGTGGATTGAGCAGCGTAGGGAAGAAATCGCCGATATCGTTGATACAGGCGGTTATGGAGATGTTGATACTGAAGGTGTATCAAACGACCCATGGCTGGAACAAGACCTGGACGAAGACGAGGAGGAAGACGAAGAAGTTACCCGCAAGCTATACGGGGATGATGATTAATGGCCAGAAGTTGCGTAACGGATCCACGTTGGCGCGAGCTGGTGGCGCTATATCGTTATGACTGGATTGCTGCCGCTGATGTTTTGTTCGGCAAAACACCTACCTGGCAGCAGGATCTGATTATTGAGTCTGTGCAGGAACAGGGTAGCAAGACATCTGTTTCGTCTGGTCACGGTACCGGGAAATCAGACATGACTTCTATCATGATCATGTTGTTCATAATCATGTATCCAGGTGCCCGTGCCATTATCGTTGCGAACAAAATTCAGCAGGTAATGACCGGTATATTCAAGTACATCAAGATAAACTGGGCTACTGCCACCAGCCGTTTCCCATGGCTTGCTGATTATTTTGTTCTGACAGAAACCGCTTTCTATGAGATTACTGGTAAAGGTGTATGGACTGTAGTACCGAAGGGCTTTCGTCTGGGAAGTGAAGAAGCTCTCGCCGGTGAACACGCAGATCATCTTCTGTATATTATCGATGAAGCCTCCGGTGTCAGTGATAGAGCTTTCGGTATCATCACCGGTGCTCTTACCGGACAGGATAACCGCATCTTATTGCTGTCACAGCCTACACGCCCAAGCGGCTATTTCTACGATACACACCATAAACTGGCCAAGCGTCCTGGTAACCCTGATGGCGTTTATACGGCGATCACGCTTAACAGTGAGGAATCACCGTTGGTAACGCCAGCATTTATCAAAATGAAGCTGGCGGAGTACGGCGGGCGTGATAACCCTATGTACATGATTAAGGTACGCGGCCTATTCCCTAAATCACAGGATGGCTTCCTTCTTGGGCGTGATGAGGTTGAACGTGCAACGCGGCGGAAAGTCAAGATTGCAAAAGGATGGGGCTGGCTTGCATGTGTGGACGTTGCTGGTGGTACGGGACGGGATAAGTCCGTTATCAATATCATGATGGTGTCCGGCCAGCGAAATAAACGCCGTGTAATCAACTATCGAATGCTGGAATACACAGACGTTACAGAAACGCAGCTTGCCGCCAAAATTTTCGCAGAATGTAATCCTGAGCGATTCCCCAATATCACCATAGCGATAGACGGCGATGGCCTGGGTAAAGCAACGGCGGATCTGATGTACGAGTATTATGGTATTACCGTACAGCGTATACGCTGGGGTAAAAAGATGCATAGCCGTGAAGATAAGAGCCTGTACTTTGATAAACGTGCTTATGCCAACGTTCAAGCCGCAGAGGCCGTAAAATCTGGTCGTATGAGACTGGATAAGGGTAATGAAACTATTGAGGAAGCGTCGAAAATCCCTGTAGGGATTAACTCCGCAGGTCAATGGAAGGTGATGAGTAAGGAGGATATGAAGAAAAAACTCAACCTGCACTCACCAGACCATTGGGATACATATTGTTTCGCTATGCTGGCTGATTATGTTCCCCAGGATGAAGTGCTTAGCGTCGAAGACGAAGCGCAGGTTGATGAAGCTCTGGCATGGCTTAATGAATAACTCATTGACCATGCCGGATAGAAACTATTGCGCGCTTTCGGGGTTGTCGTTTACTGGCTGCCCCTTCTTAGTGTTACGGCTGCGCGTAACTGATGCGGCTGATTTGACCTTTTTCTCTTCGCGAGTGATGGCAATTTGTTTTTTTACATTTTCAATATCTGCCAGGCGATATATTTTTGCCTGCGGCCAGCGGTCGCAGATGATCGGTTCTATAGAGTCATAAAGGCTAAATTTTGCTTTCTCGAATTCACCGTTGATGATGATTCCATCACGGAGAGTTTCATCGCAGATAAACACACCACACAGCGGCACATGGTAACTAACTGATTTACCATCATTGTAGTTAGGGCTACTGGAAATGTAGTGGACGCGCAGCATTGTTTCGCTAAAGCCGTGTACACGCATACGGAATTTTTCATCCTCCGGGTACTGCTTCATTAGCTCTTTTGTTGCTTCCAGGTTCTCTATGTATTTCGCACTGTGCTCATTGATCCCCGCGCTTTTCTGGATGCGAATGTCCTTATCAATCAGATGAATAATGCGGCCAGCGGTCATGTTGACGCTGTTCACAGCTTCTGTCTGATAAGTCGTAACCTTACGCACACCGCGAAGGATGTTAGGCACTGGATATAAAATAGTCTTTGGGATATTGAGGTCTGGGTACTGTTCCAGTTCCCGCGCCATTAAAGTCCATTTATCAATTTCAGCCTGAATGCTGTCCGTTTCTTTGAACGGCAGAACGACAACCGGGCGAACAGGACGACCGTCGCTGGCGGCATCAACGTGTTGGGCGCGTGCAACAGCTTTTTTTAGAAAGAGATCCCTGAAGCTGACGAACTCCTGGTACAGTTGTTCGCCGTAGACATAATTTATCATTGATCCTCCTCCAGAATTGACATGGCCAACAACTCACAGCGGATTACACTGGGAGTTGTTGGCCACCATTATAGAAGGATCCAACGAAAATAATAGATTTATTAGTGCATTTATTGTGAGTCTGGCTGGTTAGTGGCCATGAGATATTCGATTGTGTCAGTGAGATCATCCAGGTCGTCTTGGGTGATGCGGTACTCCTGATTGGATATCTTTGAGTAGTGTTCAGCAATGGCGCGGGCAGCGTCGGTTTCGGCGGGGTCTACAGATAAAGCGTTAGAGCAATGTCTAACGTCGTCGATGGTTGGTGGAATGAAAGCCATAATTATGCCTCACTGTATTGACAACACAGAGCCTGAAGCTCTGACCTACTGTTTCACCCATGATCCATGCTGGGGTAATCTAACAACATTGCGCTGTGTGTAAGATGAGCAATGCATAGCTGTAATGCCGTTGTATAAGGTTTCCCTGTTTGCTCATTTCCTTCTGAGCCGCTCTACAACGCTGAAGACACATTAAATAGTGAATCCAAAGTCGTATTACGAAACGGCGGCAAAACTATAATTTATTAGAGCAATTGTCAAACAACTATGAAAAACAATCCAGTTTTTGGCTGGTGGAGTGGGATTTTTCTCTCAAAATTTATTGCTCTAATAATTCTTGATTTTTATGCGCAGCTGGACGTAAACTCCTCTTCAGACCTAATAACTTCGTATAGCATACATTATACGAAGTTATCTTAAGGGTTATTGAACATGATCAATTTACCTGTAAATCCATACAGTTCAATACCTTATCAGGTCAAATAGTGATCACTTGATCATTTGATCAAGGTTGCGCTACGTAAAATCTGTGAAATGTTGGCAGTGTTTGTGCTCCAGATTTCGCGTAGCGCACTTAGCACCACCAATCAATCAGAGGTGAAAAATGGGATATTCAGCTGCTAAAGTGTCCACTCATCTTGAGCTTGAGAAAAACCGTGGTTACTGGCGGGCAAAAGGGTTTGATCGTGATAGTTGTCAACTGTCATTATCGCGCGGTGAAGAGAAAATAGAACGCACGCGCGGTCGCTGGCGTTTCTATGACGAGAACCATAAACAGGTAAAGGCAGAGCCGATCCTGTACACTTTACTTAAAACCATTATCTGAGTGTTAAATGTCCAATTTACTGACCGTACACCAAAATTTGCCTGCATTACCGGTCGATGCAACGAGTGATGAGGTTCGCAAGAACCTGATGGACATGTTCAGGGATCGCCAGGCGTTTTCTGAGCATACCTGGAAAATGCTTCTGTCCGTTTGCCGGTCGTGGGCGGCATGGTGCAAGTTGAATAACCGGAAATGGTTTCCCGCAGAACCTGAAGATGTTCGCGATTATCTTCTATATCTTCAGGCGCGCGGTCTGGCAGTAAAAACTATCCAGCAACATTTGGGCCAGCTAAATATGCTTCATCGTCGGTCCGGGCTGCCACGACCAAGTGACAGCAATGCTGTTTCACTGGTCATGCGACGGATCCGAAAAGAAAACGTTGATGCCGGTGAGCGTGCAAAACAGGCATTGGCGTTCGAACGCACTGATTTCGACCAGGTTCGTTCACTCATGGAAAATAGCGATCGCTGCCAGGATATACGTAATCTGGCATTTCTTGGGATTGCTTATAATACCCTGCTACGTATAGCAGAAATTGCCAGGATCAGGGTTAAAGATATCTCACGTACTGACGGTGGGAGAATGTTAATCCATATTGGCAGAACGAAAACGCTGGTTAGCGCCGCAGGTGTAGAGAAGGCACTTAGCCTGGGGGTAACTAAACTGGTCGAGCGATGGATTTCTGTCTCTGGTGTAGCTGATGATCCTAATAACTACCTGTTTTGCCGGGTCAGAAAAAATGGTGTTGCCGCGCCATCTGCCACCAGCCAGCTATCAACTCGCGCCCTGGAAGGGATTTTTGAAGCAACTCATCGATTGATTTACGGCGCTAAGGATGACTCTGGTCAGAGATACCTGGCCTGGTCTGGACACAGTGCCCGTGTCGGAGCCGCGCGAGATATGGCCCGCGCTGGAGTTTCAATACCGGAGATCATGCAAGCTGGTGGCTGGACCAATGTAAATATTGTCATGAACTATATCCGTAACCTGGATAGTGAAACAGGGGCAATGGTGCGCCTGCTGGAAGATGGCGATTAGCCATTAACGCGTAAATGATTGCTCTAATTCTTTGATATTTATGGTGACATATGAGAAAGGATTTCAACATCGACGGAAAATATGTAGTGCTGTCTGTAAGCACTAATATTCAGTCGCCAGCCGTCATTGTCACTGTAAAGTTGAGCGATAGAATGCCTGATATTGACTCAATATCCGTTGCGTTCCCTGTCAAAAGTATGCGTAGTGCTGAACATTTCGTGATGAATGCCACCGAGGAAGAAGCACGGCGCGGTTTTGCCAAAGTGATGTCTGAGTTTGGCGAATTTTTGGGGCACGTTGACAAAGCCCTCTCAATCAGTTCAGCAAGGTCCAAAGCATTAACAGCTTCCATGATGAAATAAAAAAAAAGCCTGGCAAGGAGCCAGGCTGCACAAAAGAGCGGGTTTGTATTCCGCATCCAATCAATCAAGAAGGAGTATAGCACACAGGTACTGAAGAGAAAAAAATGTGATTCGCGATAAATAAAATAGCTACCATTGCTCTAATTGATTGTTATAATTGAGCCGCAGTTTTTGTCAACTACGAAGACGTGCCATTACTTAACTCCTTGACATCATAGGCGGCCATTAGGCCGCCTTTTTTTTGACCATATGAAAACAATCGAACAAAAAATTGAACAGTGCCGCAAGTGGCAGAAGGCAGCCAGAGAACGAGCGATCGCTCGGCAACGGGAGAAGTTGGCTGATCCGGTCTGGCGAGAATCTCAATATCAGAAAATGCGAGATACTATCGACCGCCGTATCGCTAAACAGAAAGAGCGCCCACCAGCCAGCAAAACGCGGAAAAGCGCGGTAAAAATAAAATCTCGTGGCTTGAAGGGGAGAACACCAACGGCGGAGGAACGGCGCATCGCCAATGCTCTTGGCGCTCTCCCCTGCATTGCCTGCTATATGCATGGAGTAATATCTAATGAGGTGTCTCTGCACCATATCGCCGGTCGTACCGCGCCGGGTTGTCATAAAAAGCAATTGCCACTTTGTAGATGGCACCACCAGCATGCAGCACCGGCTGAAGTAAGAGCAAAATACCCCTGGCTGGTCCCTGTTCATGCCGATGGTGTGGTTGGAGGCAAGAAAGAATTCACCCTGCTGAACAAGTCAGAGATGGAGTTACTGGCTGACGCCTATGAGATGGCAAACATCATGCACTAATAAATATATTATTTTTAATGATAAATGATTGACAGCTGACAAGTGACTTCAGTCAGAATCATCACACGCCCGGTACGGATGGATCCCTTTTCAAATATTCCATGGACGGCACAGTCTAAGTACCGGGCGCTACCTTCAGTTGTATTGCTAAGCCGCCGCTGGTGGCTTTTCTTTTTTGTAGGGGGCGCTATGGATAAGAAAATATGCGTTGTTTCGATGAGCGTCGGCAAACCGGCGTCAATGACTGCTGCATGGATCAATAACGAGCTGATAATGGCTGAGCGGACCAGCTACCCTGAACGCCGCCGCGATATGGAACTCCAGCTGCTGCGCGAATTGCGAGAAAAAGAGGAAAAGGGTTTTATCGTGCTGGTGGAAGAGGAAAACAGCTTTATTACCGGTCGAGTTGGCCAGCGTGTAAGGTTGCGTGATCCCTTCATGAACGGCAGACCGGTACTGATTGAAGCAATGCAGATTTACAAGGAATTGGAACGCCAGAAAGCGATCAAGTTACCGCGCAAGGAATCCGGCAAATACATCCTTCACCAAAGCATCTTCGATTCCGAACACGATAAAAAAGGCGATGAATTTTTCAACATCAACTGGAGCGAAATAACGACAGAACATGTTCTGTCGTTACTATGTTGCTTTGCGACGGAATACAACAACGTTGCCAGCGCCGACTACATCAGGGCAATGGCTGGAGAAGTTGAGGCCCATCAGGAACCATCATTACTAAGTCCCCTGATTAACATAATTCGCGGAACTCAAACACTAACGCAAAAACAAGTGCCGCAAGGAGAATTAACAGGTAAACAGAACTATTTATAATAGTTACGTTAGGTAACATTATGGGTATGTTTCATTTTCATACCCATTGATTTCTAGCTTGATTTGTTATTATATGTAACAACACATTAATCATTTGAACTGGATGTTAGTAATGGGCAGTGAAGTATATCAAAGCCAAAAATGCGAGCTTAAATATTCGAAATCTCAAATAGAAAAAGCAGCCAGAAAAATTAGACATGGTTGTGAGGGCGCAGAGCGAGAAGAAGCAATTAAAATGATTCAAAATTTCCGCGAGCTTCATTTATATCCATTGATGCTAATGAAAAATCATCTTGATAGGGCTGCAAAAAAAGTTGATAAAGAGAATAAGATTATTGTTGCAAGACGCCTAAAAAGACTTAGCACAATAATTGATAAACTGGAGCGTCCAAGTCTTGACGGCGGCGCAACAAATAATGCAATAGCCCTTACTAGAATGCAGGATATTGGCGGATGTAGAGCTATAGTTAGAAACATCGAACAACTAAAGAAACTAAAAGACCGACTAGTTAAAAGTCGCTCCAAGCATAAAATCTTAAAGGAATATGACTATTTAACTCCAAAGCCAAGCGGATATAGTGGCATTCACCTTGCATATAGTTGTTTTGATGAAGAAAACGGTAACAATCCGTGGAGTAAAACTAAAATCGAAGTACAACTAAGAACAGAACTCCAACATGCTTGGGCAACAAGTCTGGAGATAATAGATACACTTGAAAATATTAAGCTGAAAACTTCTAATGAAGGTCACCCTGAGTGGAGAAGATTTTTTTATCTTTCTGGATGCCTAGTTGCTCATGATGAAGGTGCCTGTATTCTTGATGATGAAACCATCAAAAATTATCAAACAGAGCTTAAAACATTGGAGGAGGCTTTATCTGTTCGCTCAAAATTAAGTACATATACATTTGCAATGAAGCTGACATCAGATGCAAACCTAAAGAAAAGCCTGCCCAAAAACCATAATGGATTCTTTTTGGTGAGGATGAGAAACGCCATAACAAAAAATGGCAAGGATACTGGAAAGTTTCTTGTTTCTGTGAAACCTTTTAGGAAAAAAGAATCGGAACAAGCCCTCCAGGAACTTAATAAGGATGATGCGGATCCTGAAGTATTAATTGCGGTGCTGCTTGCCACTAACAACATTAAATCTCTTAAAAAGGCTTATCCTAACTATTTTGGGTCAACAAATCAGTTCGGGAGATTCCTTAGCAGACACATTGATACTGTGTAAATTCCTATGCCTGGCTTAGCCAGGCATAGCCAAAGATTTAATCAGCATTCAGGAGCAATGCGTTATCTATGATGATCTGCTCCCATTCTTCGAATGCCCGGTCGCGGACGCCCTGGGGAACGCTGTTAGTTTTGAAATCGACGACCGTACGCCATTTCCCGTCCGGACGGTACATGCGCAGAGCTTTACTTCCCCCTTCCCTGCGCACCTCAACGTTATGCTTATCAGCAAACTCTTGTAATGCTCGTAGCGTCCCATGCTTTACTGTGTAGTATCGCTTTTTCAAGTTTTCTCTCCAGCCTGTGCCAAGGCTTCAACTTCCAAATCGTAAGACTCAAACTCATAGTCCTGGTCGTCAACTTCTTCAGGCACTGGCAGTAAATGCCAGGCTGAGTATATCTGACCATTATCAAAACGCTCCTGGCTGTAGAGCGTCGCGGCTATGAGTGTTAGCGCCGGGCGGTCATAACGGTAAATTTTGCGAACGTCACGGTCAACGAGACGACCGAAATTACCATAACCGCGCTCCAGTAATAATTTTTTAATTTCCGGCCAGTATGGACCATAGCTGCGGTACAGGCGGGGATTTTTCAGTAATCGCCCGCGTAGCCCTGACAGGAAGAAATCAACGTATTCGTCTTCTGTCTTTCCTAACAACGCTGTACGGAGTACCGCCTCAAGATATGTTTTATTCGGTTTTATTGTATCAGATAGTGTGGCCATATTATGCGACGCCCGGCGAACCGGGCGCTCCTGTTATGCGTATTGTTGGATGACGGCCAGAACGTCCGCCACGTTGTGTTTTGTCTCGATAATCCACCAGTTACCCGGGAAATCGCTGTTCTTCGCCTTCGCTGGCAGCCAGCGAGCGCCGAATTTCGCCTTGATTGCGTCTTTCGCACGGAAAAGAACGCCTTTCATGCCTGAGGCTTCCTGAAGCCCAAATACCTCGCCAGCGGCGAATTTTGGTGCGTACATCATCTTCAGGTCGGCGGTGGATACGCGATAATTCAGACCAAGAGACTGAGCTATGCTGGTGGCATCACCCTGTATTGATGATAACTCTTCTTGTTTCTCGTTTCTGGCGGCAATCTCTTCCTCCGTGATGTTGCCAAGGGCCAGGTTTATCCGATCAGCGTCGGCCTGTTTCTCTTCATCGGTGCGCCCGGCAAGAACCGTGTTAATTCTCTGCAATATCTCCACATGATTCTTGCGCATGCTGAGCAATTCCGGCGTAACCTCGTTAAGATCCACCAGCCCAAGGATGGCAAGGTCGGAAAACATTGATACCAGGTTGTAGGTCATGCGATAGCTGAGTTGACCATAGGCTGATGGCAACTTCACCGCATCCATTTGATAGGCATCCATAAATTTAGAGCCGTCGTTTACGACATCCGCTATTGCAGGTGTGATTTTCCCTGTGGTGGCGGCCTCCCTGATTGCTGTTACCCACGATTGAGTCAGCGCGGCGACTGCATGATTCAGATTGGCTTCCCGTTCTGCTGCGATGCGCGCGCTTGCTGCGTCCATTGCCTGCTTGATCTCGGCTTTATTGCTGTAAATGCCAATGGTGCCAAACTGTGCTGTGGTGATCTCATAATCTGACGCCCGGAACTCATTGGTACCGAAAATGGCATTGGTGACTTCAAGTTCAGAATCCCCGTTACGAGTAGCCCCCTGGCTTGTTTTCTCCGGCATTCTGGCGATCGCATCCGCTATTTTCTCCTGAATTGCTTCAGGGGATAGCGTATCTCCGTATGACGCGATTACATCGCCATAATTGGAGCCAAACAGTTCAACCAGGAATGCTTCTGCCGAACGGATCTGGCGGTTATTCCCTTCCGACATCATACCAAGCACCCATTTTGCAATTGACGACTTCAGCGCGCCGTCACGGCGATCCGGGTAAACCGCATGCTTCAGTGGGTCCGTATAGGTACCAACAAAATCAATGCTATAGCCTGACTCTGTAGTCTGAACGCCGTATGAGTCAGTGATTTTGATCATGCCGCGCTGCTGGAAACGGTAGAAATCGTCACAGGAAACGATGTCGTTAATCCCGGCGATGGAGACGCCACCACTGATTTTCTGCATAACAGCATCTTCATCGGGAGTTACATCAACCTGTTTATCCAGCGTCTTCACATCCCAGTTACCCGATTTGGTGCCTTTGAAGGTAAAGATGATCTCCACGTCTGCGCGCTGGCTGTCGAAGTCCAGCGACTTAATGCGAACGATATCACCGGCACAATCATAGTATTGGCCTACACGCCATGAGCGATCGCCGATAACAAGGAACTCATTCGCATGGTTAACCAGATCAGGATCAACATCCAGAATGCCTTTATTTATTGCATCCTCCACCAGCGGGCGCAGGCGTTTGATATCCGTCGCGGCCTTCTGAGTACGGTTCAATAATTTCTCATAGCGGGAGATGGCCTGAGAGATATTAGCCTTGCGCTGAATGGCGCTTTTCAACGACGCGCGATACTGTGCTAACAACATACGGTCTGTGTGATGGACGCTACCCCAGCGGGCTTTCCAGTCTGCGTTATCAGCTGCTTTGGCCATTACCGCCTGTTTGAATTTGGCGACGTCGGCGGTGGTCTTTTCAAGTTCCGCTTTGCTTCGCTCCAATTCAGCGGTAAGTACCTCCACATCCTCACCAGCTGCGTGCTGCGCCTTGATGTAGTTCTGAAGGTCGATAGTAGCCTGTTCTTTCTGGCGAGCGCGTTTCGCAGCTTTCGCCTTATCCATTTGAACCTGCATCATTGCCAGACGTTCGCCGTCATCCTTCGCGGTATACATCTGCATTTCGATCATATCGTTGGCGTCGGCGTTCTCCATTTCTGACTTATCTGAACGGAGGATATCGGAGATCCAGCCTGCTTTACGCTTCAGCGTCTTCAGTCGGTATTCATCGAAAGACCCCTTGCCGCAGTAGTAGTGAACGCGAACGCTTGCACGGTTGGAGCCAACTCGGGCACCGCGACCGTTTCGTTGCGCAATACTGGCTGGAGTCCATGGCAACGTCAGATGATGGATGTCAGTCGTTCCTCGATGCAGGTTGATACCCACCTCTGCCTTTTTGTTGCAGATGATGATCGGAGTCCGGCCCTCCTGGAAGTCGGCTGCAATCTTTTCCAGACCGCCCAACGACATTTCATTTTGCTGCGCGATATAGGCGTCATACAGAGCCATTTGCTCGTTGTATTTCGCTATCTGTGCATCTGTTGGTTCATCCGGTAACTCTTTCGGCGGTTTAACCGCTTTCAGTTTCTTACCGGTTTTACCTGCCTCGGCAACCGTCTGAGCATTCAGTATCCCCACCTTTGAAGGTTCAAGGTTAAGAGCATTGCAGATAATGCGCTTGAGCTTCTGGTGCTGCGTTTTTTCATCGGTGAAGATGATTTGCTTACCTTCCGGGAAAAACTCCTTCAGCGTGGCAATCAGCTTCGCGTATTTGGGCGTAACGGGGTGAGTTACGGTCTGTTCGTCAATGCCAAACCTGGCCAGGCGCTTATTCACTTCCTGCTCGAACGCTTCCGGAACCTGCAACTGAATAAACTCGCCCTTATCTATCAGGGAGTATTGCGATTGCTGCGTGATTGAATCATCACTGTCGTCGTCTTCGCTGGTGGCTTGTTTAGGCAAACTGTCCGCCAGCTGCTGCACCGCATCGGCGTACTCCGGCAGGAAACGATAGGTGATCCGGCGATAGTACAGGTCCATGTCAGTACATACGCGGTCCATATCCCTGATTATTGAGAAGATCGGACGGGCTTTCTCGTGCTCAATCACGCCGTCTTCATTGACCGAGGTCGTTACGCCATTGTTGGCTTTGGCCGCCGCTTCCGCCTGCTGACGCAATTCTTCATACGCCGCCAGTTGTTCTTCAGTAAGTGGTGCATCCTGCTGGTGTTCGTCCAGCTCCGGGATCTCCACGGTATCCTTAACGTCTTCCGCCGTTTTAAGCGTTACCCAGCGATGGAATATACCGCGCAGCGCATCAAGGTTTTCAAAGCCCACCAGCGCCATTTTTTCTTCAACTTCACCGCTAATTTTCTGTACCGTTTCCAGCCTGGTCTTGCCGAAGAATTTAACGAAGTCATCAGGACCGTAGATCCCCATGTTCTGCCAGTATTCCTTCGGCAGAACATGAGAAAGCATGTTGTATGCATCGATCGGGGTGTTAACGACTGGCGTTGCCGTCAGGAGAACCGGTCCGCGCCCGCCATTCTTTTTCATCAAGTACGCGTTTTTGATTGCCATATCTCGCGCCGATTGCGCCACCGCGCTGGTGGGCAGATAGGCCAGCTGTGACGCTTCGCGACCATTTTTATAGCTATTGCGGTAGTTGTGGCCTTCGTCAGCAATCACGCTGTCGAAGCCCATATCCTCAAAGTACGGATACTTCTCTGCTTTTTCGGTACCGGTATCTGAATACTCCGACAATACCCGGCGACGCGCCGCCTCTTTGCGGTGGGAGTCGGAGTCCATTGCGCTGGCTACGCGCCCGGCGGCAACGAAGTCATAAAGCATGTCTTGTGCATGCTCATCTACGGTGTCATCACGTAGCGGAATGCGGGCGTATTGTTCTTTGGTAAACACGACTGCACGGTAATTTGAGTGCGGGATCGCGTTCATCCGCGCCGTGATAGTGGCTTCATCTGCCAGCTTAAGAGCATCGCGCATAACTGGAGTGCCATCAGTACCAAGAACAGGTTTACCGTTCTCATTGAGCACCGGCACCTGGCGAATCTGATCGCCATCCATCAGCACATCAAGACCGACGAACAAGTAGTTACTGAATGCCTCTTCACTCAGGAATTCTTTTGCTTCGTAATACCAATTTTCCAGCACTGATTTAGGCACTACATACGCAGTACGGGTGGAGCGACCGTTCTCATAGTTGAACGCCTCAAGCGCCAGCGCGGTCGTGGTTTTACCCAGCCCGGTGCCGAAGCCCAGGATGCCGCGCCCATCTTCGGACAGTCGGCGCACCTCGCTATTCTGGTAATCAAATGGCTGGCGCTTACCGCTTAATCCCTTCAACCCAAGCGGATCGCCAGAGTGTTCATACGGGATATTGCTATTGAACACATCGTTGTATTTGGCAACCAGCTCATCGTAGCGATCGTGCGTCTTGATCCACTTATTGAACTGGTCCTCAAGCAGTGCCATCTGCTCGCGGTAGCCGTTCGCCGTCGCGCTATCTTTGCCACCGATACGCGCACCATTGAGATACTTTTCCAGCTGTGCCGGGAACCCGGTCGCGTTTTCACCTGATTTACGGTCCCACTCGTAGCGAATCTCACCTGTTTCTTTATCCTTGCGCTGGACGACACCGTATCGGTGCCCGACGAACAGACCATCACCACCGTGATAGGTGTCAGAAACCATTTCGTCGCCTTCCAGCTGCACTGACTGCACATAGCGCAGATCCGGATAGCCGTTTTCCTGCAAAAATTCCAGAATGACGGAACGGTCGAACCAACGGCTATTGAGCTTAAACCGGATATTCTCTGCTGGCGTCTTGATGCGCTTCTCTTCGATAGCTGCCAGCTGATTAAGGACGTTGTTCTTTACTGGACCGTCGGGGAGTGTGGCGAGGAATTCCTGTTTTGGAGCCACTATCTCGTTAATGTCGCCGCTGGTGGCGCGGGCGAACGGAACAATCCCGCCATACGGTGAAACCGCAATACCAGGGGTGCTGGCCAATAAATTAAGCAACTCTTCATCACTGGCTGGCAGTTCGCCGGTAAACGCAAGGCGGAAATCATCGAGCTGGATTGGATCGCGGGTGAGATCGCTATAGAGATAACGCAGGGTGTCCTGATAGCTGGTGGAGTCATAACTTGCGCTGGAATCATGCGTAACCAGCTTCCCTGTCAGCTCGTCAGAAATAGTGCCATCCAGCTTAATTGCACCACGGAAAGCAAACCAGGCGCGCGCACCGCTCCCCGACAATTTCGCTATCGGACCGCGACCGGGGTTACCAAAACGGTCAATCTCTGCCTGCAAACGGGATACCAGAGAAAGGCGCTGCTGTTCGATTTGTTCAGCACTATGCCCGGCGGCCTTCATGTCCTGATATTCAATTAACATCCGGCCAATCATCGCCCCGCGATACAAGCGTTCACGGTATTTTTCAGGCTGGCTGTTAATCCAGTCCACCAGCTGCACCATATCGTCGCTGATTGATGTGGTGTACTTATCGCGGACATTTGCCATCTGGGTAAATGTCATGCCGAGACGGCCTTCTGTTGTAGTCAGGTTACGCTGAAGAGCCTCCCAGCTATCCGCGCCATAACTGGCAGCATCGATCTTAAGTTCCTTCCCGGCATCAGCTTCAATCCAGCGACCACCAGCATATTTTTGCCATACGCCATTAATCAGGCGCATTTCCCCTTCACCAACAACGTCTGCGGTCGGTGACGGTTCAGCCATATCGAGCAAAGACCAGTCGATACGGCTTTCGAAACGATGAATCAGCTTCGCTTTAAGAGCCTGGTTATCAATCTGACCGTCGGCACGAACCTCAATACGCCCCTGGAAGCCCTTTTCCTGGGTGCCATGAACAAACCGGCGGCCGTCCTTTTCAAACCACTTGCCAGAAATAAACGTTGGCCAAAGCACATTTGCCGATTCGAGAGTGCTTTCATCCACCAGGGGGATTTTCTCAGCCATCTCTGCCGGATGTTTGCGCATCAGCACCACATCAACGACTGTACTGGTCCCGTTTGCGTCAAAAGTACCGGTAGGCAAGCGGTGAGCGCCAAGAAATTCAGCTTTACGGGATAAGCGCAGGCGTAACCGCTTCATGTTTGAACCTGAAACAATGGACGGCGGCACAATCACACACATGAATCCGCCAGGTTTTATCTTGTCCAGCATGCGGAGCATGAAGTAAGACCCCATGTCCGTTTCTTCTGCGTAAGGCTTATCGATGTTGCGTGTGTTATCACGACCGCCGAACGGAACGTTACCCACAACATGGTCGAATGAATCGTTAGGCGTGTTTATAGCCAGCTGTTCGAACGGGGAAATCTGTACGCTGTCTTCCGGGTGTAACAACTGGTTTATACGACCGGAAACACTGCTGATCTCAGTCGCGGTCATCACCGTACCAACCGGTTTTGTCTCATTAAAAACGCCGGTTCCCGCCGATGGTTCCAGAGTGTTACCTACGTCCGCGCCGTAGAGCTTCATGATCTCCCAGACACCTTCAGCGATAGGCTTTGGTGTGTAATATTCGGAGACGGACCCGCCAATGCCGCCTTCACCGGTGTACCCAGCCAGGATCTGGCGCTGTTCATCTGTCAGTGTCGCGCCGTCCACCAGCGAATTAAGCAAATCTATCGCCTTCTGATTCGCCTCACGGCGCAGTCGGTCATAGCTTTTGCCTTCCACCTTTTCCACGCCGTATTTAATCGGCGCTCGGTGAGATGTTATTGCCCTAATGTATTTCAATATTTCGCTGACACTTGAACAGCGAAACACCCCCATAGATAGCTTGTTCATTGGTAATCCTTAACAAGTGACTAGTGTTAAATTTCCGTTCAAACACGATGCGAATTATTCTAATTAAGGTGCAATCTTGGCAGACAATAAAATCACGCTATCCTCGGTCAGGAAGGCGCTGGCGGGGGTTTTTAAAGACAACGGAGAACGGGACAACATCCTCCTGTCCGCGCTGGCTGTGCACGGCGGAAGTGGGTATTTGTTTTCTCGCGCAGGGGCACCGGTACAACTGTCGGGCTTCTTAGGCGGCAAACCGGGCGATAGTGGCATGGCTGGCGATGGGCTGGTGGACGGAAGTCGCTTTATCTTTGATGAAGTTCAACTTCCGGAAGATCGCTTGCAACGCTATCCGCTACTCGAAGAGATGGCGGTTTACAGCACGATCGCCACCGCGCTGAACATCCATATTACGCACGCGCTCTCTTTCGATAAGAAGACCGGACAAACCTTCTCTATCGTGCCGGTACACAACGGAAACGATAGTGACTATGACGCCGCGCAGGCGTTGTGTGGCGAGCTGATGAACGACATCGGGCGAACCATCAACAAAGAGGTCGCCGGGTGGGCATTTATCATGTCTGTATTTGGGGTGGCTTATGTCAGGCCATACGCCAAAGAAGGCATAGGGATCACGTCTTTTGAGTGCTCCTATTACACCCTTCCGGGCTTCATCAAAGAGTTCGAGGTCAGCGGCAACCTGGCGGGATTTAGCGGCGATTATCTGAAGGACGCGTCAGGGAAAATGGTTTTCGCCGATCCGTGGGCCATTATCCCTATGAAAATCCCCTACTGGCGGCCTAAGTCAAACCTTATGCCTGTGCACACTGGCCATAAGGCTTACAGCCTGCTGGATAATCCGGAAGAGCGCACACCGATTGAAACCCAGAATTACGGGACCAGCTTGCTCGAATACGCCTACGAGCCGTACATGAATCTGCGTTCGGCGATCCGCTCACTGAAGGCAACGCGTTTTAATGCGTCGAAAATTGACCGAATCATCGGCCTGGCGATGAATAGTCTGGATCCGGTAAAAGCAGCCGATTATTCGCGCACCATTACTCAGACGCTTAAACGAGCAGCTGACCTGATGGAAAAGCGCGCACGCGGCGCGAATAACATGCCTACGGTGACCAATACCCTGCTGCCTATTATGGGCGACGGCAAGGGACAGATGACTATTGATACTCAGACCATCCAGGCTGACATCAACGGCATTGAAGACATTCTCACCTATATGCGCCAGCTGGCGGCAGCACTTGGCCTCGATTACACCCTCCTGGGGTGGGCAGATCAAATGTCCGGCGGGCTTGGCGAAGGTGGATTCCTGCGCACGGCAATTCAGGCCGCCATGCGCGCCTCATGGATCCAGCAGGGCGTAGAAGAGTTCATTCAGCGGGCTATCGATATTCATCTTGCTTTCAAGTACGGCAAGGTATACCCGGAAGGTGATCGCCCGTACAAAATCGAATTCCACTCCGTTAATACCGCTCTGCAACAAGAGCACAACGATAACCGCGACTCGCAGGCGAACTACGCCACTATCGTTACGCAAATCCTCGATGCCGTCAGCAATAACAGCGTCCTCGCCAATTCCGATGCATTCAAACGTTACCTGTTCAGCGATGTGCTGGAGATTGACGAAAAAATCTCTGAAGCACTGGTGAACGAACTGAAAGCGAAAAGCGAGGACGACGATCACCTGATGGATTCCATCATCAAAACACCGCCACAGGAACTGGCGCAAATCCTTGAATCGGTCTTTAAAGAGGGAAACGATAATGACTGATGTTTTGAAAACGGTCACTGACCGCTTTTGTCTCTATAGCAATGCTCGAAAAGGTCGCCAGAACGGGCGACAGTATGTATTAAGCGCGGTCAAGACCATGCTTGAAAGCAAGGAAACTCAGGAAGGTTTACGCCTTGGAGAGCTTTTCGGCTATTACGGTCACGGTCGCCGACAGCTGACTGGCAAACTGGAAGTACCAGAAACCAGCGTGATCATGGTGGAAGGTCGCCCGGTCGTAATCGACAATGTTCCAGCGTGCCGCACAGTGGCTATATCTGTTGACGACAACGGCATCGTTACCCATACACAGGAAATTCTTAACACAGAGCCGGGTAAAATTGTCGCCGCGATGATCGAAAGCCGAGCTGGTGGCTGGAGCTGGGCCACTGGCGGGCGCGAGTCCGGGAAAATCGCTGTAACCACCAGCTTCCATGGTGTGGATTATGTGACAACGCCGAACTATATCAGTCTGGATCATCCTGCCAGCGCCGGAATGTTTGAAAGCGCGGATTCTAAATCTTTACTGGCAGAGTCCCTGGCGGCGCATGGGTACTCCGACGAGTCAGTGCAGGCCGTTATATCCCATTACGGCAAAATGGCTGAACTGGAAATGATGGTGGAGGCGACAGAGCGTACGGCAGAACTGGAAACTGCACTACTCGAAAGCCAGGGCCGCCACCTCGAAGCAATGGCCAAGATCGCAGATGCTGAAGCGCGAATCGCTTTGCTGGAGAAAACAGCGGGTATCCGCGACGATGTGCTGGCAGCAATGCAAGACGAACTGGATAACCTCCCGATCTTCGTCTCCGCCGCCCAAAAAGACGCATTCCGCCTCAAAGAACCTGGTGATGCAAAAATCGTTGCCACACTTTTCGAATCTCTGATCAAAGTTGGCGCACGCAACTTGCCTGTCACCAAGAAAATTAAGGAGGTTCCGCAAGCGGCTAACGTCCAGGCACCGCGTGAGACAAGCATCATCACGTTTAATAATTCAATCAATCCGTTTAAATAACCACCAAAAATAACCCCGGCGGCTGCCGGGGTTATCGTTAACTATTATCGCCTTCGCCTGCGTGCCATATATTTGCGCACCGCGCGGCGTGGACAATCTGAAGCGGTTTCTTTCTGCTGCATCAATCTTGCAGCCATGCTCAAAAATGTCAGGCACAGTCGAAGCCCAGCATACAATAGCGGTTCCAGTGGCCACGTCTCATTGAGCACATATACCGCCATGAAAATCGAGTCGAAAACTATCGCCGCCAGCGATAACTTCATTGTCGAAAGTCGGCGGAGCTGCCGGAGTTTATTCATTGACCAGTCCCGTCAGGCAAAGCTGGCGTTCTTTTTCACGGCGAATCTTTAAACCTCGCAGGGGCACGCCGTTACTGTTCACGAAATCAGGGAGATGGTTACACATATTCACCCATTCCCCTTTCTGCGCCCACTTGTGGATGGACGTTTCTACTCGCATGCCTCGCGCTTTGCTGTAGTAGGTCCGTAAGCTATTGCATCCCATATTGAATGCCGCGCTTGTCATTGCACTGAAGGCATTATCGGGCATGTCTTTGCCCCGGAAGTGCTGATTAATACAGCGTTCAGCGATCAGGATATTCTTTTCCCAATCAGCGGCGATTTGCTGGTCGTTTTTTCGCACACCCGGCGTTACCCCGTGTGTATTACCGATCCCGTCAGTCCATACCCCCGCCGGGCACATGTATGGATCACGTCGGCAACCTTCAGCGTTACCAATCAGCTCAAGCCCCGCCTGGTTGGTTCGCACATTGCCATTACCCATCACGATGGTAATCATCACCGCGATAGCGCAAATTGCACCGCCTCCTGCGGCTGTTTTTCCCTTCATAAAGACCTCATAAGCGAATTTTTTACGCTCCAGGACAAACACTCATTCACAGCCAATACCGACTGACTCGATCCCTTTAGAAGGCACAGGATAATGCAAATCACTTGTTAGCTACGTTTCAAAGATATACATTATTGCTCTAATTAATTTATTTTATTAGGTAAGATAAGTGGCACAACGCGGTGTAAACAAAGTCATCCTGATTGGTACCCTGGGGCAAGACCCGGAGATCAGGTATATACCAAATGGCGGAGCGGTCGGAAGACTCAGCATCGCAACGAATGAATCATGGCGCGACAAGCAAACGGGCCAACAGAAAGAGCAAACAGAATGGCATAAAGTCGTTTTGTTCGGAAAACTTGCTGAAATTGCGAGTGAGTATTTACGAAAAGGTTCTCAGGTCTACATCGAAGGGAAACTTAAAACCCGTAAGTGGACAGATGACGCCGGTGTAGAACGTTACACGACGGAAATTATCGTCAGCCAGGGCGGCACCATGCAAATGATCGGCGCTCGCCGTGACGATTCACAGTCCTCAAATGGCTGGGGGCAATCAAACCAACCTCAAAACCACCAGCAATACAGTGGTGGCGGTAAACCTCAGAGCAACGCCAATAACGAACCTCCAATGGACTTTGACGACGATATTCCGTTTTGAATGTGTAAAAAACGACTGAAAGAAAAGCGGTGGTCCAGACGCCGACAAAAGCACGAACTCGCAAACAAACGCCAAAGTTGGCAATGGCACACGCTTTTCACGAAAAGAACACCCCGAGATATTGCGTTCGCTGGTGGGAAAACATTCCTGACCCACCTGAAGGCGCAATACATCAGGTTTTAAGCAGAGGAAAGACTATGAATAACATGACAACGAAAGAGCTTTTGACGGCACTTCCAAAATACAAAAGCCATAAAACAGTTCGCGCCTCAAAAATCAAAGATATCGAAATTATCGCCCTAATGGATGTGGTCCTTTTTTGCAACATCGAAGTCGTTGAGCCAGAAGGGGTAAAAGTCCATGTTGATAAAATATTTTTGCAAAAACACCGACCAGAAATTGGCGGATATCTGGTCGCTTATGAGGACGGATCTCTGTCCTATTCACCAGAAAAAACATTTGAAGAAGGCTTTAGTCGGACTAACGACTTCTTCGAAAATGGGGTATCGCTCAGCATTGAAGGTCACAATGGGGTGACATTCATTACAGCCAGGGACGTAACTATTTCTGCTGGCGGTATCGCTACTCTACAAGAAGAAATCGACCTTGAAGCAGCCGACTTTTCTGACGCGCTGATGTGGCTGAAGGATGGCAAGAAAGTTGCTCGACGCGGGTGGAACGGCGAAAACCAATTCTGCTGGCTGGTTCCTGAAGGACAGTACCCGGCACGAATGGAAGCCATTAAGGGATATTTCCCCGGCGACCTCGTTCCGTATGGTGCTTATTTCGCCTTAAAAAATGCACAAGGTGTAGTTGTTCCGTGGGTTCCTTCTGTAGGCGACTTACTGGCATGTGACTGGTTTGTAGTGGAGTGATTTAACGTGGAAAATACTAAAGCAATTCAATACCGCCTGCGTAATGGCCAGAGTGTCGAAGTGACCATCAATAATGATGGAGTACCTGGCGAAAAGGTTTCTATCTCTGATCTGGCTATCGAAAAAACCATCATGTGCCACCTTGGCTTTACTGAAGAAGTGAGCAAAAAGCATGGTGTAGCAATCTGGAGCGCAATGGATACTGGTATGCGCAAATTCATTACTGCTCGTACCCCAGGGATGACCATGATGGACCTCATGCAGATTGCGCCGCTGTTTGAATGTGAGCCTTTAGATGTATTCAGCAATCCAGCTATCTGCCAGCAGTTATATGGTGAGATGAAACTCGCGGTTACCCCCATTGTGCTGCATGAAGGATCGCTTGCTGGCGTGTGGAAAGTGGAGCGTATTTCAAGCTACATGCCTTTCCATGTCAACGGCGTAATCACTGGTGAAAATCAACCTGTTTCCGTTATAAAGTCAGACCTCAAGCGCGCAATTCTTGAAGCAAGTTGTCGAGTTGTCGGCCTGGGCAAACAGTCTTATGTTTCCTTCCCGGCTGGCCCTGAAGGCCCGGCAGAAATTCTGATTATGGATGCCGATCTGCTCTGGCAAATACAGTTTCTGATTGGCAAAAGCATCATCCGCGCTGAAGAACTCGATCAGTACATTACCTGCACGATGACGGATGAAGTCAAAAGTGTGGCTATAGCCAATGCCCGGAACCTATGTCGTGCTGCATTAACAGAACTGCAAGAAAACACCACGGAAGAAGTGGAAAGCGATTAAAAAAAATCCCGCCGATTGGCGGGATTTCTTCAATATACGATCTGGTCTACATGATCACCAAAATCATCGTCGTCGTCGTCCTCATCGCCACCATCTACTGCTGGCCAATCAACAAACCAGCCAGCGTAAAGATGCAGCGTTCGGAGAACATCACTTGCGGGAGCATCAAGGGTGTTAACGAATCCCATATAGCTATTGGGATTTGCCCCAGCTATGGCTTCAGCGATCATGTCCTCGGTAATGTCACCGGAGATAATGCTTAAACGCCCGGAAACTTCTTCATTATCATCAAATTCGATAATGGCATCTCCGCCTAATGGCGCTGCGATTTTAATCTGCATTATTTAGCTCCTTTGCCACACCTAATAACAGTTCCAGCAATCCGTCACCATTCATCAGTGATGCGGCAGCGGCCTCTTTGTCATGATACAACTGAAGAGCCATAGAGAATACTTCCGTTGCTGACGTTTTGGAAATAGTCGGTGATTTCTGCCGAATTTTCCCGGTGTTACTTACTGAGGCTGGCGGGTATACCTTCGCCATATAAATATTACTCAATCGAGATCTGAAGCACCATTCAGGCTTGCCACGCCCACCGATATTAACGAAAGATGGCTTATCCCCTTCAACATTGGCCTTCAGGAATGACCGGGCTTTCTCTAACAAACCAGGGTTACTGTACTCAAGATGATGACCCAGCTCGTGCCACAGTGCACTTGCATTTTCATCGTTCAAATTGACAGCAACAACACCATTAATATTTGCATATGCCCTTCCCTGGTGGTGAACCACCTTTGATAAGGTCGAAATTTTACCGCCGGTCAGGCGATAAATATCAGCAAGTTCCTTGCGCAGGTCTATCCCACCATTCTGTCCAGCGCGGGCTTCTTCCACTTCTTCCGTGATAAAAGAGTCGGCCCACTCAAGAGCTTTTTCTTCAGATACGGATGAGTTGGCGATCGCACTGTTCATGGCAGATAACACTTTCTCGTGGACCGAACCCATACTTTGCTGATTCATTTGCCAGCGTGTCTGCGGGTTATATGAGAATCGCTTAAGTAGTTGGTCAAGATGCTCAAGTTCTTCTTCGCTGACATACTTTTTAGCCTCACCAATAATGCCGGGGAGAATATTGCCGTTAGGATTAAACGCTCGCGAAAGGAAGAGTTTCAGCGCCCCCATGCCCTCCGATGCTTCAATATCACCAATAACACGGTTAACAATGGCCGCACTCTTCGGATTAGCATCCGCCAACGCTCTGGCTACGATTTGCAGGGACGATACGACCTCACGCTGCATATCAGTCCTGATCTCATCAATAAACTCTGGCGTTATGCCGTGCTCTTTAAGGATATCCCTGCCTTCCGCCGTTACCCCATCGATATCACCGACATGTTTATTAACCTGACTTTGCAATGCCTTAAATGCCCTCAGAATTCCACGGGCATCATCAGCTTTACTAACGGCCTTCCTGAATGCTGGCAAGAAGTCAGAGTTAACCTCATTTTGTTGATCGGCCCACTGAATGGAGGCTTCTTTCATCTCGTCCAGAGTCAAATCACCCAACGCGGTATGGTCTGTGAATATGAGCGACAACCTCTGAACCATTTCTGCCAATGGTGATGCCGAATGCGCCGCGCTAAGGAATGCTTTCACCCTGGTTGGGCGAATGGAAAACCAGTCAATAGCTGGTGGCATATCTCCGTTTTTTATCGCCTGCGCTATCTCGTCAAAGCCATCGCGCCCAAGGGAGGATGCGTGATTTAACAAGCCGCGAAGTAACGAATTGCTGATACCGAATAATCGGCACCATTTTTTCACGTCGGCAACAGGCATTCGAACAAAATGCGCAAGCACTTGTACAAGCTGTTCATCCTGGGGATCTGTACGGGAAAGCAGCCTGATCAGATGAATAATGTCTTTGATGCCGGATGCCCGATGTAATAGCAAACTGGTATATGGAGCAACACCATTGTAACTACCGCCGGAAACGGACTCGAAAAGACCGCCGGATATCCCTTGCATGCCTTCGTTTTCCAGTTCCTGAGACACCTGGCGAAGGATATCCTGTAACGACACATCACCACCGCCAAACATATCCCCCAGCGCCTGGCCCTGGTGCTGTAACTCATCATTGATACGTTGAGCCATCAACTTAAAGGCGGAGGCCATACGCTTCGCGCTACGGTTATTCGCGACGATGAACAACGCGAGTGCTTTCACTTCCGGGGCCGTTTCGCTGAACATATCCCCCTGAGCAATAACATCGGTAATATGCTGGCCTGACTCCTTCGATTGCCTTACCAGGTCTACCGCATCTTTCAATGCCGCCAGCGCCTTTTTATCGAGGCTATCCGCTGTCTCAATGCCATCAACAATAGTTGTCACAGCCTGCTTGTGCGCTTCTCCTGATAAAGCCTGCATCTGGACAAAATCATTGGCTGCCGCATTAAGCGCCGTCAGAACATTACGCATGTCCGGATCAGGTTCTTCTGCAACCATCCTTACCAGGCGCGCATCCTTATATGCCTTGGCAAAGATCGCGTTTTGTATACGGTCTACAAGTTGCCGTGTTGGTCGCCCATCTTCAGTTACAAGGCCAGCCGCCTGTGTGGCACCAACTTGCGTCATAAATCCGCGAATAAACGCGTCATTACTGCGGCTAAGCAGATCTCCGCTTTCTGACGGGTTAAAAAGCGCCATCATCGCCGGTGTTATGCTGTCGGCATCAACAAAAGCCTTTTCACTGGCTGCCATTTCCTGAAGATCAGAAATATTTGAGTCCTTGGCAAACTGAACGCGGTCAACCTTGGTTAACCGGCGGCGCACCAGTACCGGAGCCGTCATTGATTCAACCTTTTCAGGTCGTATGCCGAATTCGGTCGCATGATCAATCAGGTACTCACGATACCGATCCGCATTGCCGTCCTGATAGGCTTTGATGATCCCCATGGTCCGTCCATTACCTGACTCAACGGCATTGTCCTCACCAATTATCGGCGCACCATGGCTGGATAAACCGGAATCAGTAAGCTGAGCAGGCCGCAAATCTTTGGATATCTGGTTAACCTGAAGAAGGCTGGATGCGCGGGTCCGGTCGCGCGGCTGAAGTTCCTGGGGATAGTCAGGATTAATTTTCCCATCCAGAGTATTGGATACCAAAAGAGCTGAGGCATCGACGATATCAAACGCTGTTTTTACCTCGTCTCCCTTCGCTGTCACCACATACGAAACCCGCCCATAACCGGGCAGGTTCTTTAGCAGCTCGATCAGCGTTTCTATGCTGGTGGCCATTACCACCTGATCGCTTAAGCTCATCCCTGTTACGCCTTATGCTGCCTCTTTAATGTTGGCGGCTATCCATGCCGCCGTGTGCTGTTTAACCTGGTCCAGGTCGATGTATGTGCCAACATATTGACTCAAATCCTGCAAGGTACCGATAAATGCATCGGTGCTCTGATCGACGAATTTATCAGCCAGGAAATCAGCAACCAGTTTTGGCACACCATCATGTACCGAAGGTTGTTTTTCCTCGCCACTACTGCCGCCGGACACACCGTACCCCATCTGTTGCATGATCTGGTCAATTTCATCGCTGATATCCAGCAACTCCATGCCACTCGCGGTAGCCGCTTTGGACATCAAAGCATCCAACTTATCGCTGAGATCCATTAACTCAATAGCTGATAGTGTCATGCCGCTACCCCCGCTTTCTGGATTGCTACCAGCAGATCAGCCAAGTGGCGAGCAGCGCCATTAACCAGCTCTTCGTTTTCCTCAAAACGCCCGGCAGCCTGAAGGGCTGCAATCGCTTCCCGGACATTACCCCGGGCGTTACGGATCTCCGCCATGTCAGTGCTTTGCATATCCATCACGTTATTGAGATATTCAATGGCTTTATTAGCCTCTGCATCTGCTTCGCTAACCGTTTCATCAGGCTGTGCCGGGGCAGGTTCTGGCTGAGTAATCTCACCGACTTCGGCCTGCAATGCATTGATCATGCTCTGCACCATTTTCTCGGTGCCAGCGCCCCCCGGAAACGCAATATTGGGGAAAGTTTTTTGAAACTGAGTTTTCAGCATTACGCGGAACTCGTCTGGTGAGCTGGTGGCCAGCTCCAGAGCTTTTTGTGCATATTTGCCAAACGGACCATTAGTAAGTGTCTTCGCCAAGAAGTCGAAAGAATCCTCGCGAGGCAATAACTTCAGGTCGTACTCACTCATTTGCTGATCAGAAAGCGGGGTATCGTAAGTAGCAATGCCGTAGCGTGCATATTCATAATACGGGTCACCTTCATCAGGGCGCGGCAGAATTGCTTTGTTACCTTCAGGTATTGCGCCAGGGGCCGCCGGACGCATTTGCAGGGCATATCGATATGCACCTACAGAGATTTCTGGTTCAGGCGAAGAGCTACCGGTATCCTCCGCTGGTTCAGGTTCGACGTTTTCCGGTTTATGTTCTTCTGGTTGGACCAGGTATTCCGATACATTACCCGCTTTATAGGCTTTAAACAGCTTGCCGATCGCATCTGCCATGTCCACACCCTGTATGGATTTAGCCTTGATCATGTACACGCTGCCATCCGAATCGGTTAACTGGATATACCCTTCACCGTCCTCAATGAATTGCTTCATTGATGCACCATTACTGAGCGTCACTTCCCCGTTCATATGCATACGATTTTTGATACTTGCAAGGCGATCCGTCATCGCGCGAGAGTGTCCACCAGTCATCCCCGCAGGAGCAATGGTTTCGCGCCCACCAGTTCGATTGAGCTGATCAATCTCCGTCTGCAAACGCTCATTCTCTTCATAAAGAGAATCCGCTTCCGATGCAACAGCGTTAATTTTCTGCTCCAGATCTACCTTCTGCCCTTCTACCGCTGCCACCTGATCCGCGAGGTCGCTCATGGCATCCTCTTTCTGGTCACTGTCAGCCTGTAGTTGGGTTATTTCATCAACCAGGGCTTTTTTCTTCTTCTGCGCACGCTGGAATTTTGCCGAGTTTTTCTCTGCAAGGTTGGCAAGTTTCATGGTGACCTGCGCCAGCGTCATATCACGTCCACTCATCGGAGCAACGGTATGAGTAACGTCTTTTTTATTCAGTAAGAACTGGAAAGCAATCAGCGTATCGCTATTGGTGATCCGGTTTTCCGCTGTCGGGCTATGAAACAGAATGCTGATAGTCTGACCATCACTGAGCGGAATAATGGCTGGCAGGACCGGCAGCCCGTTAACGTTACGTGCCCGGCCAATTTCAGCCCCGCCGATCGCGCGTGCACCGTTCTGGGCCACATCCCCCGTTTTATCACTCCCCGCAGAGATTCCGGTACCATTCAGCTTCTGGTTCAATGCCCGGACAAATGCCTGCATGGTCCGGTGTAGCTGCAAACGAGTAGAACTAATCGCCTCCAGTAAATCCGTAGCACACCAGTGGATCGGCGTGTCATAGAAGAACGTAGCCTCGATTTCCTCCAGGGTGTTGGATTCCGTCATCAGATAGCGGTCCTCACCGGCCATTAATGCGCGATATTCATCATCAGTCACTGGCGGGGGAAGCACGTCAAGCCCAGGTTTGATCGTCACCCCTTTATTGATATTGAACTGTTCCATGTTAATTTCCTGCTTTCAGTTGCTTAAGACGGCGTTTGAGTTCGCCATTTCGGGCCTTTTCGTTATTGAGTCGGCCTGTCTCCTTATCCAGCTTCGCCCGCAAATCAGTGATCTGCTGTTGATTGAAAGACACCGAGTTCTGCGCTGATTTATAAGCGGCAACCACCTGAGCATTCCGCTGTTTTGCCTCTTGCAGGCGCTGAAAGTTGGATTTTACTGCCGGTTTCTTGTCTACCGGATTGGCAACACGTTTCGCTTTGGCGATCAGTGATTTCTGGAATTTTGCGGAGTTTTTGCGGGCCGCTTGCCCCATGACGGTACCAAGCGTCTTGATATCCGGCGACTGAGCGTTAGGAATAGCTTTTCCATTCAGCCTCACAGACGATATATCGCCAGTATCGTTTATCTGTATGGCAAGAATTTGTCCGTCGTTAAGAACCAGCTTTGCGGTTTTAACTTTAACGCCATCTTTCGTTGTTGCGCGGTTGCTGGAGTCAACCTCAATTACCGTAACACCGGTTTTATTGATCGCCGCGATAAGGGATTTCAGCCCCTTTTCATTAACCTGGTCAAAATCGACCGTTGCATACTTATTTTTCGTCATCTGACACATCCTGTGCGAGATTTATTACGTAACTTCTGCGGATTTGCTGAGTAACAGGGAAAATCCGATACAACGGGTTAATGAACGAGTCGCCATGCGTAACCATGACGTTGAAATGCCACAGCCGTTCTCCTTTACCCATATATTCAGTGGGTATGTACAACCATTCACTGTTTTCGCCCTGTTCAGCCGACGTCAGACAACGTTGTTCGCCTTCAATCACTGTCGTTGGCTTCTGAACATCGCGGATCCAATATCTGACCGTTGCGCCGCGCAAAAACGGGAATTTAGACCGGTATTTGAACGGCACCCGGATGAAACCCGGTTTAATTTCCACATCACCAAGTTCTAAATGCGTGATGTCCTTGCGTTTTAGCAAATAGCGATCGGCTAAGGCTAACGCAAGAACGCATACACCCCAGCCAATCATTTCCCGCCTCCCTTTTTCACCAAACTTGTAAGAACATTCAGAATGCTATCGATATTCACTCGTTTCATCCCTGAAATCACCTCATGACCGTTATTGCTGGCTATCGTTACCATTAAGTACGTAATTGATAACTCCCAGCCCTCGTGTTGCCCCAATAGGTACGCCACCGCGCCAGCTGTCACTGCAACAAAGATCTCCGTAACCAATCCCAACAAATTGCCAGACTGGCGACCGTCTCGGACATCCATCAGGAACGTGCCTATCCCACCAATTACTGAAAGCAGGAGCGCAATAGCAACTGGAGCTAATTCCTGTGTGTCAAGCACAAGTTCCCTCCTACGTTGTCAGGAGGTAATGGTATGCAAAGTAACTTCTCATCTGGTTGTTCATAATTTGCCAATACATTCGTAAATCAAGTGAAAAACCCATATTTTGGTTATTCTTAATACAAAATGGCTATTCCAACTACATATCAAAAAAGCAACCACATCCAAAAATGAGTTTCCCCACTGAACTTCTGCAAGACAAAAACCAACAAAACCACCTTTTATGGCAAGCAGCCATGCTTCAAGCCAATGTAAAAAACATGGCTTATAAGCTCCACGCCTAACTCCAGTAAGAAATAAATAGGTTCCACTAATAATGGACATTAAAAAAATCAAAATCTGCATAAGCTCCTCCCGGATCTAACAAAAATCAAGCAGGAACCTATTCAGATTGTTATTTCTGTGCATAACGCTTTGTTCTTTAAAATTCGCAGACTCATAAGAACAACGCATTAGAGTAAAAATCATGCTGATCGGCTATGTACGCGTATCAACAAATGAACAAAACACTGCTTTGCAACGAAATGCCCTTGAAAGCGCAGGATGTGAGCTAATTTTTGAGGATAAGGCGAGCGGCAAACAGACTGAACGCCCTGGGCTAAAAAAGGTTTTGCGTATGCTTTCCAGAGGTGACACCCTGGTCGTATGGAAGTTAGATCGTCTTGGGCGCAGCATGCGTCACTTGGTTGTGCTGGTGGAAGAGCTGCGTGACAGAGGAATTAATTTCCGGAGTCTCACTGACTCTATCGACACCAGTACACCAATGGGGCGCTTTTTCTTTCACGTAATGGGAGCGCTGGCAGAAATGGAACGTGAGCTTATCGTTGAACGTACACGCGCTGGACTTGATGCAGCTCGCGCAGAAGGTCGTATAGGTGGGCGTCGGCCTAAATACCAAGAAGAAACATGGCAGCAAATGCGGCGATTGCTGGAGAATGGCATCCCCCGTAAGCAGGTTGCAATCATCTATGATGTGGCTGTTTCCACGCTTTATAAGAAGTTTCCGGCGTCGTCATTTCAATCCTAAACCTTGGTTTAAGAGAACTCGGTACCAGCGGTGAAAAGATCCCCCTGTTGAGCACGGCTAACACATGGAGTGCGCGCCAGATTTTCAACGGAGGGATCACCGGGGCACTGACAGGGAACGCCGACAC